ATTCCTTTTTCCACTTGTCCGCACCGCCATTGTATCGGATTGTGTTTTCTCCCACCAGAGTGAACATCCCTTTGGGCAATGCCTTTTCTATCAGATTGGCAATATGGAATTTGCGTTCTTCCTCGTCTATCTCCGAACAATAGTCGTAATAGTGTCCGTCCCCTTGTTCAAGGGTGTCCTCGTTCAAGTAGTTGTCCCTGTCAACTCTTGTTTCCGTGATTTGAAAAATCTTGCTGTGCATAATCAGTCTGTTTTAATCGTTGAACTTTTGTCTTTTTCTTTTCCCTTATTTTGAAGCCTTTATCGGCTTTCTTGTCGGGATCTGAATTTTACGTGCTATCAAGAGACTGAGGAAACAGAGGGATAAGACAAGTAAATGGCAGAGGAGTTGATGAAATACCCAATTTACGCTTGACGGAAATTGCGGAAAGTTGTTGTCAAGTCCACCAAGCCATTAGCGAGCAGACCTGCATAGCGGTACTTGGCGTTCCCTCACCGCAGTACCTTTGCAAAGGAAAATAGAGCCGGCAAGATGAGCCGGAGGAGTTCATGATTTGTAAAGCACAGCCTTTGTATAAGGGGCGATAAATTTGTACTATATCAAAAACAAGAGAGCCGATCCATCACGGACAGGCTCTCCCTTCAAAAGAATTGACATTTAACTAATCAATTTGAACAAAAAGAATCTTACACTTTACTATTTCATATATAGCATGACTTTGGTATGTCTGTTAGCTTCAGTGGGTACATAATTGGAAATACCTCCTTGACAGACCTTTGTCATATTTTCAACAGTCACTCCGCGCCTGCGCAACTCCGTGGCAATATAATCGGCTCTCGATGCGCTCAACTTATTGTTTATATCGGCAGTTCCAGTGGCAGCGTCAGCCGCACCTGCAACAGTCACGGATAATCCGTATTTCTTTGTCACACGCGCCAGTTCATCCAGATTGACCAACTGGGATTTATCAGTCAGTTGAGCCGTGCCGAGTTTAAAGAAGAAATAGACAGGTGAACCGATGCACTCGTTGCCGGAACCTATAAAGGAGAGATAATCCGAATGACTATAAATGGAAATGCTGTCATTATTCGTATCTGGAGACAGCAGGGAATCGGCACCTGTGACATAGAAGTCGTTTACAACGCTACCGTCATTATTAAGTATGGCATTGGCAAATTCAGACTTACTGAACAAACCGTCATTGGACAATGGAGACTTGCCATCCCAATGCCTGTTTTTCAATCTTGCCCGGAGCGAGTTCAGTCCGCTGTAATCGTTTACCGGATAGACATTGCCCAAACTCTCTCGGTCATCAAACATTCTGCTATATTTATCAAGCAAGCCCTCAATTTCCAGAATCTTCTTCAATTCGTTTATCGTTCTCATCGCCCTGTCATGTTGTCCGGTGTATCTGCGATTACTCTCCGATAGCTGTGTGGCGTAACCAATCAGCCACTCGTTCTGCCGGATGTAAGGACTCGCATCAACGGCACGTTTCCAGCCGGCCTTTCCAATCGTAAACGACAAGCCGGCTGACACGGAGAGCATATTATCTCCGAAACGATTAGTTCTACCATAGCCGTCAAAGTCCTGGAATGTGGAAATATTGCCAATTTCCAACAATGCAGACAGCCGTTTACAGATACGGTATTGCCCCTGTATTCCGTATGAAACGGCAAACGGATTATGTCCGTTCTGCGGATTGTGCAATAGTCCCAATCCTATGAATGGAATGATTCCCCAACGAGGATTCTCCACCTTGCCATACCGATATCCAAGCACATTCCACATCAAGTCAGCATGAAAGTGATGGTAGTCATTTGTGGCCAGTCCGCAATCTTTGAACTGCCAACCTCCATAACCGATTCTTGCTCCGATCTGCGGAGTGAACCACTTGCCGAGCGATGCGGAAACCGTTGGTCGTACCCGATCAAAAAGGTCAGCACAGCCAATCGGTTTGCCAATGAACGCACTTGCACCACCTTGAAGACTGACAAACCAGTTTCCGTTCCAAGGCGATGTCACGAATACACCCTTGCGGTAAGTCGGCTCCAAAGGCCGGAGCATCTGTTCGACATCCGTGTACGACTCCAGCTGTACAGTGTCCTTTGTCACAGGTGGTACAGCCGCTTTCATGTGCAGTGAACAGCCCATACCTGCCACTGCCAGAATTAAAAATATTTTCTTTGTCATATTCAACGCATTATTTTGTTTTGTTATCCATTGCAGAAAAACATATTCTGCCGATTACCTCTTTTGCTTCTTGCCGGAAGCCGGTCGCATCATTCTGCTTGCCATCATCATGCAACGCCTTGCCCACGCACGGTTATCCTCGTCATCATCCTTTCCCCATTTAAGGTTGCTTTTACTTCCTCCACCGCCATGCGTTTCGGCAAATGTAGTGGCGTCGTTGACCATACCAAGGAAGAGGAGCGTGGCGCAGTGCATCACTTCCGCCCCTTGCTCGGTCAGGCTCTGCAACAAAGAACCGTCAAAGACGGATTGCTCCGCAGCTCCCATTTCAGCCACTCTTGCCGAATGCTCTCCAACCAATGTTTCCAGCATCACATCTTTGAGCAGTACATCCACGTTGGAATGGATTTCACGACTGTATTTATAGGCTTCGCCTTTCAGTTCCTCCGTGCGCTCGCCAATGGCATCCATGTCCCTTTTAAGGGCTTCAAGCTGTTGGTCAGCCGTCCGTAACTTATCCTGCTTATCTTCCAGTTTCGTTTGGATAGAAGCCAGTTCTTTTTCCAACCGTTCCCTCTCGGCTATAATGGTAGCCGTATCTCCCTGATGGGATTGAAGGGTGCGTTCCAATGCCGATAGTTGGGATTCCTTTTCCGCTTTCGCTTTTCGGAGGTTATCCACCATAGAGGTCAAGCCTTTCACCCTGCGCTCTGCCAGACTTATTTCCACTTTAAGGTCTGCCAATGCTTTTTTGTGTTGGACAACCTGTTCCTCTATATTGGTACATTCTTCCGAAAGGTATCGGCGGTATTCCTCCGTGCTTCGATGTCTTGCCCCAGTTTCGGAAACATTACGTCCCCGTTCCAGTTGCCATTTTTCGTTCACTTGCGAGAGTTCATCGTGTAACATTTTCATTCTTGCAGAAAACTCATATTTGTCCTTTCCTGCAAACATCTTTTTGAACGCAAACTTACCGTCTTGGATTGGCAATAAGGTAAGGTGCATATGCGGGGTCGTTTCATCAAGATGTACATAACACCCGACAATATTCTCCTCACCGAATCTTTCACTCATGAATCGGTACATATCCTTTGCCCATTCTTCTATTTCCGGCTTTCGTTGAAGCGAAGCATTGGCGGTATTGTTACCGGAATCATACACAACAGCCTGGTCTCCAAAAGCAAGCTGCCGCATTTGAAACTTCGATCCGCCCAGTATAAAATCCACGACCGTGCGAAATTTCGGTTCTGCCAAATCCGAATTGGGATCTTTTATCCCACGCCCGGCAAGGTTTTCAGCCATGCGTTCAGGAATAGACTTGTCCTTGTTTATAGGTCGCACCTTACCGCCCTTTACAATCTCGAAATTCAACCGTTCCCTTTGGCGGTCATAAGTTCCCTTGTCTATGGCGTGTTTCCAGCCGCTTTCCGTCCAGTTACGCTGGTGTTCGTTGCTTTGCGCGGTGGTTATGCCTTTCATCACGTTCATGTGCATCACCTGCCATGATTTTTCAGCCATATCATCCGTTTTTATCGGACAAACGATTTGCCCCAGCTTGCTGCTTGTCCGGCAACCACTCCCACCGACCGTAGTCGTGTGGGGTATTGAGTTACCCATACTTCCCTCTGTTTGGTCAACGTGCAAGCACCGCTGCACGCTTAAAATGGCAAGCCTACAAATGTAGGGCATCACGGTTCATCCGTGGTTATACAATAGTTTTTGACTTACAACATCGGTTGTGGAGTCTATAAAAGGGTAGAATCACGCTCCTGGTACTTTGCCCACAACGCCCTGAACGGCTGTCGGAGCGTGGCAAGCATATCCGTTTCGCTCGAACTATTGGGCGCGCCGTCGTTTCCAGCGTCCAGAATCATCTTGGCGATTATCTTGGATGCCTCCAAAAGTGAAGTCCAGTCACCTCCCAGTTCCCCGTGAAAAAACTCCAAGAAATCGGTCGGATCATCGAAGCGCGAATTTCGTATGGCGCGTTTCAGTCCGGCTACGGCTACACGTTCGACAATCTCTTGGGCTAACTCCGTTTCTGCACCTGCCTTTATTGCCGGCTTGTCGCCCGAATGATCTTTGCCGGATTCATCGGCAAGCCGTTTCAGTCCGGCTTCATGATACTGTCCACAAATCTCTCCCATATCTTCGTCAGACAGACTGCCATTTATCCATTCGGACAAAGCCTTGTCCAAATCATCGGCAAGTCCGGCCCCTGTATGACCGGTATAAGAGGCAGGAGTTTCGCCGCTGGAGAATGGCGCAAAAGTCACGGTAATGACCACACTCTTTGCGAACCTTGTCCGACGAATATATCCCATCTCCTCCAGTTTGTCAAGGAACGCCCTGACGGTAGCCCTGTGCCAGTGCCATTCCACCGCAAGGTCTGAAATGGTCACATGACACTGGTCAGCCTGCAACACATACTCGTGGTTTTTCAAAAAGGGAGCGATAAAACCTGCCGTTGCTTTCTCCAGCAGGTCGTAGTAAGCACCGGTCTTTGTCTTCCGTTCACCGACTTTCTCTTTGAGGTAGTCGAAAAACATCATATCTGCCAATACCTGATTGGCGGCTCTATTCTTGTCTTTCATCATTTCATTTGATTTTTATTTGACTATATGTGGATTCTATTAACCTGCCACTATCCACTTATTCGTGGCAGTCTCGCGTGATGATGTCAGTAGTAATGTTCGGACATTGTTTTTGGATTTTCTTTCAAATGCTTGCGCGTGTCTTCATCCTGCCATTCGGCTAACACACGGCAAGAGGGATAGAACATGGCAGCCAAAAGAAGAAAGGCGAGCGTGAACACCGTGGTGTGCAGATGCGGTACAGCGCAGATGACCAATGTGATCAAGGCTGCCATAACGAACCTTTTCTTATCCTCGTGGAGTCTGTGCATCCACCTGTCGGCACGTCTGAACGAGAACAGAACGGCACAAGGTATGGTGGATATCAGAACTCCCCACTCTCCGAAGTGTCCGCCGGCATAGACATAGTGATATAGCAGGAGGAAGATAAGCATACACTGCACATAGAGTTTCCTCGCACTCTCGCTACCCGCCATTCTAAGGTAAAACTTTGCCATAAAAAGCCGGTTGCTCCTGTACAATGACATGGGTAGTATAATGAGCAATGACGGAAATGACATTTCGATGATAATCCCAATCATAATCGTAATCCTTTGTGTAATCAGTATTGTTTGAATAATGGCAGTTCGGTCAGTTCCAGTTTGACCAGCCCATAGGTGGCAATCTCTATAATGGCTTCCACATCCTTGGCTTCGAGATATGACGCCCCCTTTTTAAGCCGCGCCTTTAGCTCGTGATTCTTTTGACGATACCTTGCCAATGCCTTGTCCAGCTCGTATTCGGATATGCTCCATTTCGTGCCACGCTCATAGCCATTGTGCTTATAAGTGGAACGGAGCCGGAGCATACGGCACACGCAGGAAACCGGCCTGCCCCGTCTGAACACGACACTTTGCCTGTATCCATATCCGTCATCCACGACTATCCAACTCCTGTACATATTGATAATGTATAGCATTTGCAGGTATATCGTCCGTCTCATATAAATTCGGCAAGCAACTCCTCCTTGGTCTTACGGTACTTGAAATGACCGGTCTTTTCGTGAAGTTTCAAGTCAAGACAGATGTCAGAACACATGAACTCCAATGATTCATAGATGGTCACATCAATGCGGTCAACCTGGCCGGTATCAGAAACTCTCGCGTTCATCTTGAACATCTGCCCGAAAGCCGGATTGGAATAGGCACAGGTGCTGCTGCCGAATGTCGTTGCGCTTGAAGGAATATGATGATAAAGGGTTATCAACTCCATGTCGTCCTCGAAGATGTCCATCACTTCTTCCAGATCGTATGGGTCTGCAAGCGGAAACGAAAGGAGGACGTAATCGTCATAGAACCGCGGCTGTTCCATTGTGGTCACATCCAGCAACTGCGGAAGCTGGAGCGGCACAAAGGAGAGAAAGTCATCGTAAAAAAGTTGTAGCATAACTGTTGTGTTTAGTTGTTTCTGGTTCGTCAAATGGATGTGAGCATTATCTTGATCAGTACTTCTGGCAATACCTGCCATTGGTCATTGCCCGTTCCGGCAGTCTTGTTGAGTTTGGCTATCATCTGAGGTGTCCGGTCAGCGACTGCATGAAGTGTTGTCCTTTCCATATCGGACAGAACAGCCACGCTGAAACCATCCAAGGCAACATACGGCTGCAACAACATCCAAACGTAAGCCCTTGCCTGCGCTTCGGTCTTTACATTTCCTTGGTTGATGTCATTACGGCAAGCTAAAACGTTGAGTATGATTCTCCGATTAGTTCGCCTGGCTGTATATACCAAGGCATCACGATAAGAGATTTTGCCGCCTTCTGCCGATTGGAACACAGACAGGCAGCATTTTTCAGTTTCATTGGTAATGGCAGACAGGTCGGCATCGGCAAGCTCCGGAAGATGGCTCAGGAAAGAACGGAACATCTGGTCTTCCTCTTGTATAAAGGCTAACATCTTGTCTTTGGAGTCTATTCCGGATTTCAGAGTATTGGCAAGAAAGGATTGGTAGATTGACACAGTTTGTTTTGCATTTCCGTGACACGGTGCTACTGAATCCAACGACCTGAAGAAAGGTTCTGCATCTGTTACCGCTTGTGCCAGTTCTGTGTCTTGGCGATATTGATAAGTCTTTTCTTTGATGAGCAACACATCAGCGAAGCTCCGTGGTTGGGACAATGCCAATCGGGTAAATTCAATCCGCAAAGAATCATGTAGCATCCGAACCGTGTTTTCAGGATTTTGGTGTGGTCGGCTTGTCGTGCCTTTGGCAATACAGGCATAGACCGAATCCCTGAGTATCTGCCATTCATTGACAGACTCAATCAGTCTCTCGGTTGAGATAGTTCCCATATTCCGCACTTCGGACAGGTATGACTTATAAGCATTGGTCGCCTCTTTGTCAGTCTGAAATGTATAGTTGTCAGTCTTATTACCGCATGATGCCAGTGCGATAGTGGCAAAGCATACGGCAAGGAGTTTGGCACATTGCCCATGTGTTTTTGAGTATGATTTACGTCTCATGCCTTTTATTATCAGTTCTATTTTCTCGTTAAATAAACCTTTATACATGATTTCTTTATTGAATTATGGCAGCAAAGTTAAGTATAAAAGTTTATATAATAATACTCTAAAATAAAACTTTAATTTATTTTCTTTTTCATACTTACGAGTATAACCTGCGAAATAAACAAGAGCGTAACAAATGAAAATACAAAGTATAATAATTGAAAAATATTTTATTGAGTATGATTTTAACCGAATTAAACTTTGTATCTTTGCACTTGGTATCATTTAGCATTGAACAGCACTATGGCAAAAGTAGGTTACATATTCAAAGCAGCCGGCTATGACGGTTTCGACACTGATGTGGAGTGGATGAAGCAATACGGTTGTGTACAAGTGATTGAGGAGGAAAACGGACACGAGAAACTGCGTCCCCAATGGAAACAGCTCATGGCAAGTCTGGAACGGGGGGACGAAATCGTACTTGCTAAATTCAGCAACGCCCTGCGTGGTTCTCGTGAACTGGCGGCATTCATCGAGTTCTGCCGTGTAAAGGTGGTGCGGATTATCTCCATTCACGACAAGGTTGACAGTCGTGGCGACCTGTTCCCTGAAACCAAAGTTGCGGATGTTTTGGAGATATTCGGTGCGCTTCCGGAAGAGTGTGCCGCATTGCGAAAGGCTTCAGCGCATATCATCCAACTAAAGCAGAACATAAACCAGCCGTCCAAAGAGAATAACATCAGCAAGGCGGAAAGGGAGAAAACCATCGTGGCGATGTACAACAACGGGCATTCAATAGATGACATCTGGAAAGTAAGCGGATTCAGCAGCCGCAGCTCCGTGTTCCGCATACTCAACAAATACGGAGTTTCGCTCAATCGGGGCAAGTTCAGCGGGCCGCTGGGAAAACGTAAACCGAAATAAGAATAAAGTAAACTATAAAACATACTGCATATTTGAGAAAAAGCAGTATCTTTGCAAGGTAAATATGTTCGACAGATGTGTATTACAGACAAACTCAAAGAAGAAGGCTTCGTCTCGACTAAGAATTTGAGCGACTGGCAAGAACAACAGTTGCAGGATGCTGTCCGTAAAGGCGAAGCGGTAAGGCTCAAAAACGGCATATATGCAGACATTGATGCCTTGGCAAATACCATGGTGGATATACGGATGATAGTACCCGGTGGCATACTATGCCTTTGGTCGGCATGGTCTGTTTATAATTTGACGACACAGATACCCAATGCTTACTATATAGCCATTGAACGAACACGAAAGATCGTTCTGCCTGATTATCCGGAATTTCAATTGGTTTACCAATCCGACAATCTCCTCTCTATCGGGGCAACCCGAAAAAATGTGCAAGGATACGATATTCCTATTTTTGATATGGAACGCTCGGTATGCGATGCAATCAAATACAGAAACAAAGTCGGCATTGATGTAATGGCAGAAATCCTCCAAACTTATCTAAGACGTCCGGACAAAGATATCTCACGACTGATGGATTACGCGTCAAAGCTGAGAATACGTAAAACACTGAATCAATATCTTGAAGTATGGCAATAAAAGAAATACATAATTTCGGCTGTTCGGTAAAAGCCAAATTGTTGAATATCTCACGGAATGAGAAACTTGGGTACCAGATGTTGGTAACAAGATACCTTCAGGAGCGTTTGCTCTATCGTTTGTCGATAAGCCAGTATCACGACCATTTCTTCCTGAAAGGTGGAGCCTTGTTGTACGCGCACGAACGTTTTATGGCAAGGCCTACATTGGATATTGATTTTATGGGGCATCATATTGACAATGACAAGGATAATGTCAAAAAGGTGTTTGCCGAGATTTGTGCGATTCCATACCAACAAGACGGGGTGACATTTTATACAGAAACTCTGAGAACCGAAGACATTGCCGTTGAAAAGAAATATCCGGGTGTAAGGCTCACGCTGGGTGCCTCCATTGATACCATTCGCCAAGACGTATCAATGGATATCGGATTTGGAGACGTGATAACTCCATGCCCTTCCGAACTGGATTATCCAAATTTAATTGACGGATTCCCGGCAACTAACATTTTGGCATATTCATTAGAAACCGTCATCGCCGAAAAGTTTCAAACTGTGATTGTAAGAGCGGAAGCCAACAGCAGGATGAAAGATTTTTACGACCTATACACTATTTTACACGGAGGGAAATATGACAGTGAGATATTAAGTGAGGCCATTAACGCCACTTTTGAAAATCGCCAGACTGTCTATACGGACAATCATATTGTATTCAGCAATGATTTTGCCAACAATACGGACTTAAACACACGATGGAACTCGTTTGTCAAGAAACTTAAACTCCAACAAGAACTGACTTTTCCTGAAGTTGTAGGTTTCCTGCAAACCAAGCTCGAACCTTATTGGAAGAAACTGAAATAGCCACATATTGCATTGATATTTAACATTATATATTCGTCCATGTCGCAATTTTTTTCGTATCTTTACAAGTAGTAATCAGAAATAAATCAGTGATATGGGAGACGTAATCATTACAGTATTGGGATTGTGGGTGTTCATCAAAATCGTGAAAGTGATATTCGGAGGCTGGAGCAAAAGCGACTACCAGCGAGACAGGTAAGATTCAACCAACGGAAAGCAGCCTATGCCTGTCGTTCCTGCCTGGCATAGCGAGGGACGTAAAAGTCAGTATTTAATTCTCTCTCTTGTCGAAAATATCAACCCAAGCAAAGGGCGGGCAGTAAACGAGTTTCTTCTGCAAGCCCGATAAATAACAAAATGTTTTGCCTACCGGGAGAAAACGAAGTCTTGGAGCGGTTGGCAAATCTTTTTGTATCGGGCGATTTCAACAGAGTGTCTTGCGAAAGAGGAGCAACGTGCAACATTGCGCAGCCGAGCAAGTCTCTCGAAGAAAAGTAGAAGAAGCCGTTTACGGCATGGGTGAAAACTTATAATGGGCAACCCATAGATGTATAACAGGTAAACATACGAGCAAAAACAAAAGCGACCGAAGCCGCTTTGTTTGTCGAAACGAGGCAGGAGTTATTTCTTGCCTTTTTTCGTTTTCTTTTCCGGCTCCGCAGGAGTTTCCTCCTTGTCGGGTGTCTGGTAGAACTTGTTAGCGACCATGACGATGCGGTTGTGTTTCACGCCGTCCTTGTCAATCCATTCTTCGGGTTTGAAATAGCCCTCCACTGTGAGCAGGATACCCTTGGTGATTTGGGCAAGCGAATCGGTGTTGGCGTTGTTGCGCCAGGCTTCCACGTTGATGAAAGCGGACACACGTTTTGTTTCCTCGCCACTCTTCTCCTGACGGCTTACTGCCAATGAGAAACGTGCCACGCTTGCGTTTGCGAACTGACGGATTTCTGCGACCTTACCTACGAATCCTGATACTGCGAAATTGTTCTCAATCTGTTTCATGTTACAATGCTTTAAGCTGTTAATTAAATTATTTTTACGCTGCCAATATAAGTGAGTGCAGTTACAGGGTTGCGACAAGGTTAGCAATCAAATACTCTTTATTTTTGTCAGCGTAAGCCATCAAAACCTCCGGCTCGATAAAGGAAGATTTGTGAAGCTACACCATTGACCAAGGCTTTCAGCCGTACCCGGCTGCATACTAACTTTGCAACGGAAAAATGAGGAATAACACGACCAAAAGCTGTAACAATATGGATTGGTGAATAAACAAGTGAGCGAGGTTCGCAGACAAAGGACAGCATCCGTCCGCAGACACAAAGTTCCAGGTACGCTTCGGCTGTAAATCCAAAAGAAGCAGAGTGATGAAGCGAGGGATCAAGTATGTCCTCTCAATGTGGATGCCATAATACAGAATCCGTTATGACGCTGCACAGCCAAAGGTATTTTGCTATGGAAGGGATATCCGAAGAACAGAATGGCACACGACGATCGCGGAAACCAGCATCAGAATAGCCGCGTTCTACCTTACCGACAGAACTGGAGAAATCAAGGCAAAGAAAACAATGGCAAGAAGTCCGGTGCTCGTTGAACAAAGCAGCACGGTCGCCATTGCGAAATATGAAATGCCATATATACAAAAGGAGACTTGACAGTCAAAGATGAATATATAAGAGGGAGAACGGCTTGCAAGGCAAGCCCAAATTATAAAAGTTGATGCCATTGGAAATGTATTTCCAAATGGCGTGGACACAACAATGTGGAACATTGCCCCACATTGCCATTCTGCCAGATGCCGGTCAGTTCAGGTATGACCATTCTGTTATCTCCAGTTCCTCGCCACAAGGGAAATCAATGATAGGGTCACAAATGAATGTACCACAGAAATTGACTACTACACAGCCGTTTTTCAGAGAGGCTGGTTCACTCCAATCATCGTCCGTATGTCGGATATGATACCACAGTTTACCCTTGGGCAAGGTTTCGGTGGCAATCCGCAAATCAATAAATTCGCCCTCAATGGTCTTGCCATTCGCCAAAGTCAGAAGCATAGGCGATTTGCTTTCTTTTCTGTAATCGTACAGCATAATCTTTCTTTTAATCTGTTATCTCTATTATTTCATCAATCCGACCGCAAAGGAATGTCCGTAAAGCGGTCTTGTCCACAGCATAGTATTCGGCTATATGTCCGTATTGCTTGACAAAGTAGCGTTTCAGTATGTCCGAGAAGTCAAAGCGGTAGCCTATTAGCGGAACAGCCCTTTTGAAATAGGTGTTGCTGTTCACGCTGTCCGTAAGCCAATTCTTCTGTTGTCGGCTCATTGGCGTACCCTCATTGAGTTGCACTCTCAATTTATAGACCTTGCTGTCTTGCAGGGTTGAAAGTTCGGGAATATCCCAATCCACAAACCTTGTCGCTATCGGTGTCATCATAAAGCAATCCTCCATTAGTCATAGATTAGCACTTCATCCCGGTATTCCACAACCTCCTTGCCGTTGGTGAGCCTTACCACTATCTCGTTGCCGTAGTCTCCCACGACTTCACCCTCTGTATGCCCTTTGTAAGGAGTAAGTAATGTGCATAAGCACCCGATAATGTCCGCATCTTGTTCATCCTCGTAATACATAGTCAGTGAGTTTTTAAAGGTTATCGGTATGACCATTCGCCATTAGAGAACACTTGGAAGTTCACATACTCGTTACATAGTTCGTGTGTCAGCACTCGAATGTAGATTTTGTCTTTGTCCTCCAAAAGAGAAATCATCTTGTTTATCTCTTTTTCGGGATAGTCCCATTTTGACGAAAACTCGCCCTCGATACTGTCTTCCGACCTGTCAAGGTAACAGTCGCAAAATGTGTCTTCCAAAAAGTTCTCCACCTTATCAAGGTCTTTCCCGTTCTCCGTACTTGCGTAGAAGATGTTAGTCGCATAATTTGCCATAATCGCTTTTGATTTGATTTTTTACTTTTCCCTCTGTTAGCATCAGCTACTTTCGGGTTTGATTAAAATTATGTCGCTTTGCAAGGTGTCCCGGCTCTTCCTTCAAGGCTTCACAGACAAAATACGACCTCAGTTGAAAACCGAGTGTGGAGATTTTGGCTTGAACCGATAGGCTTGACCTTGCAAGGAAGAAAGACGGGATATATACCTTTGCGACACAATTCTTATCAGCCAACCCGAAAGACGATGTGAAGACGAGAAAGGATAGTAAGTGTGCAACAGGAGCACTATAAACGGTAAAACGCATTTCAAGCAATAGCGAATAAAAAGAAGGATTTGCTGACGAAAAGAAAAAGCAACCAAGAGTTTAGAAATTGAGAAAATCAAGCAGTTTAGTTTAGAACTTGATTAGATATACAAAAACCAAACTAAACCTATTCCATCATTACTTTACTCACGTTATTGGAAACTGCATCAAACCTAACTTTCGTCCGAGGGACAAGCGAGGGACAAACAGCAATACAACGAGGGACAAACCGTGTCTCTTGCAATTCAACACGTTTTTTGGGAAGTGGTTTTATTGTTTTTCTTTCTTTTGGTATGCGAAATTTTGTCCCCCGTTTGTCCCCCAAAAATATTCTTCAAAAACTTACATATTGATATACAACACTTTATGCAACATAAATATCATTTGCGTGGGCAAATAAACATTCTGCATCGGAAAATAGAGCGTAAAAATCAGCCTTTTTCAAATAGCAAACAGGTAGCAAAAACGGGTAATGATAACGGCAAAAACAGATTGAAATACAGTATTTTACAAAAATCTGAAATTTTCCCCTTATTTGCTATGGCTATGTCGGTAATATGCCGTAACTTTGGTGCTAAATCGTTGCTCATATAAAATGAGCACCAAAAGCACCAAAAAAGTAACAAGAATATGGATAGAAAAAAGAAAGAACGGGTAAACCTGCGGAAGCGGCTCATGCCATCAGGAAATACCAGCCTGTACCTTGACGTGTTCACGAAAGAGGGACGAAAATACGAATACCTGAAACTCTACCTTGTGCCGGAACATACACGTGCCGACAAGGAGCAGAACCGACAGACAATGCAGCTTGCGGAAGCCATCCGGGCAAAGCGCACGGTCGAGATACAGAATGACGAATATGGCTTCAAGTCCGCATATAAGGAAGATACCCTTTTCTTCGATTATTACCGTGCGATGTGCGAAAAGCGGCTGGGTACTGAAAGCAGGGGTAATTGGGGCAACTGGTACTCGTGCCTGAAGCATTTGGAGAAGTACGAGAAAAACCACAAGATAACCTTTGCAAAGATTACCCCCGAATGGGTACAGGGTTTCAGGGACTATCTCGACAACAAGGCTAATGCATGGGAGAATGACAAACGGGAACGGACAAAGGACAAACCTTTGGCGAGGAACTCAAAGCTCAGCTACTTCAACAAGCTGCGTGCGTGTCTCAATCAGGCTTTCGATGAAAGGATTATCGCCCACAACCCGATACGTGGCATAGAGGGCTTCAAGGCCGAGGAGGGAACGAGAATGTACCTTACCATTGACGAGTTGAAGAAGCTGGCGCAAACCGAATGCGAATATCCAAACATCAAAAGGGCGTTCCTGTTCTCGTGTCTGACCGGACTTCGCCGGAGCGACATACTGAAGCTGACATGGGGAGAGGTACACGAACAGGGCGAATATACCCGGATCATCTTCAAGCAGAAAAAGACGGGAGGTCTTGAATATCTTGACATCACGCCGCAGGCAGCGGAACTTATGGGCAAGAGAGGTAAACCGAATGAAAGCGTATTCGGGGACATATATTCCCCATCGTGTACCAACGAAGCCATAAAGCGGTGGGTACTGAGAGCAGGGATAGACAAGGAGATAACATTCCATTGCGGACGGCATACATTCGCCGTAATGATGCTCGACCTTGGCACTGACATCTACACCGTGTCGAAACTTCTCGGACACCGGGACCTCTCCACAACACAGATTTACGCAAAGGTACTCGACAAGAACAAGCAGAAAGCCGTCCAGCAGATACCCCAAATATTGGATTGATTTTGTTATAACAAGTGTTATAACAAAGTTTGTATCTTATTGAAAATCAATAGTGCGATTTTCAAAAATGAGCCGTTTTTAAGTAAAAAGCGGCTTTCATTTTTGTTATAACAAGTGTTATAACAAACTTCATAACTAATTGAAAATCAAATGCCCGTTTTTTATTTTTTGCCCGAAATGGCGTGTTACGCATTTTGTTATAACAAGTGTTATAACAAAGTCTATAAGTCGCTGATTTTCAGTCGTTCGATTTTTGATTTTGGATTTGTTATAACAAAATTTTGCGCAAAAAACAGCCTCTAAAAACAGGAACTTTTGCTGTAAATCAATTAGTTACAACTTTTGTTATAACTATTGTTATAACACTTGTTATAACAAAAATGAAGTCTTTCCCCCTTAAACCCCCTATTTATATATATAATATATCTATAAGGTATATATGATTAGTAGTAGGGTTTAGATGAGATAAGGGGGTATGGGGGAAAAGAGAAGAAAAGGGAAAACGGTCATGCTCTCCCTTTTTCATTGTTCCGTATCGTTATCCGTCTTTTTCCGCTTCTTTTTGAACATGTCGCCCTTGCCGAACAGAAGCCAGTCGGAAGATACCCCGAACTTCTGTATCATCGGCATGATCCAATAGATTTCAAAGAAGCCTTTGAACAGGTCTTTCCGCTGGACGTACAGATGCCGCTTGTTTATCCCGAACTCGTTGCAGTATGTCTGCACGCCACGTATCATCTTGGCTTCGATAATCGCATCGAGAGCCTGAAAGAAGCGTTCCATTACCGCCACCGTTTCCGGTCTGTATGCCCTCTTCCTGCTCATATCCCCAACAAGTCGCTTTTAAGCCACATTACGTCCCCGTACAGGGCTTCCAACTCATCGCATGGTAAATTACCCACCTTGCACCTGTCAAGCTCAAGGGATAGCCTCTTTTGGGCTTCCGTGAGCCTTTCCGCATCCACTTCCCCGGTAGCGATGTAGTCCGAGAAAGACTGCTTCAACAGGTCTATGACGTATCTGCTATAATTCTCCATATCTCACTTGTCTTTTCTGAAACCCTCTATGATGTCGAGCAGCCGATTTATCTGCTCGTCTTTCTTCTCCAGCAGGCTGATGAACTTCTCGGATATTACCGTGATTTGGTTCTCGTTCCCGGACACAGCAATTCCGTTGTCCGTAGCAACAGTTTTGGTGGTCTCTGGGTAGAACCAAGAAACACTTTTATTTATCGCACGGGCAATATCCTCGATAAGGCCGCTCCTGACATCGTTGGCTTTCAATGCCGAGTGCAGCCGCTGGTCGCTGTCGTAACCGAGCAAACGGGCTAATTCCGAGAATACTATGCCCTCCTGCTTGAGTTTTTCTTTTACTTCTTCGCCGCTCATATTCAATTCGTTACATAATGACACACAAATTTCTTTGCAGAAAACAATGATTTTATTTGCCTATACCAATAAAACTGTTTACCTTTGTGTCACGATAGGAAAAGTTATCGCAACAATAGGTTTAATCTTGCGTGCAAATATAGTCATAGCGTACTTATTAGGCAAGCAAAAAAGCAAATAAATAGCATAATGGCAGCAAAAAAGACATTCAGAGAACTGTATGATGAGGAGCTTCGGAAGCCTACTGCCGCACAGCAGTTTATCAGGGACGTGTCCGAACTCACTCACAGGAGCGAGGTTACAGTTCGGTTTTGGCTGTCAGGCCGACAAGTGCCTGACGAACTCGCACAGACAATCATCGCAAAGAAGTACAACGTGGACGTGAAGCACCTGTTTCCGGCAAAAGAGGAGGTACAGCTATGAGAAAAGAGATTATTAACTGGCGAATATGGGTGTTAGGCATCCTGTCTATGATTTCACTAATCTGCATCGTGTCCGAGCCAGCGGAAAACGAAGCATGGTGGAGCGCATTCATCATATCAAAAGGCATCGGCTTCGCCACCGCCTATTTGGTCTACAGGCTCGCTTCATACTGGGAGAAAAGAAACCTTATACCCGAACTTGACGAAGATGAGGAGGTGTGACTATGCAGGAACAGTTGGACAGAATAGAAAAGCTCGTGCGTCTCAACTCGAAAGAGGTTCTTGACGTGGAGGAAGTGGCATTGATGCTCAACGTGAGCAAGAGCCGTATCTACCACCTTGTAAGCAGCCGGAACATACCACACTACAAGCAGGGCAAGAAGGTGTACTTCAAGAAGTCGGAGATAGAGGAATGGCAGCTTCAGGACCGCATACCGACCAATGCGGAGATAGACAGCAAGGCATCGACATATATAGTTACTAAAAACAAATAATTCAACGCATTATGAGTAAACGGATAGTCATTACCAGAATGGATTTCCTGAACTTTAAGGGTATCAGGGATTTGACGGTCGATTTCGACAGCGACCTGACAAGCATCAGTGCAGACAACGGATTGGGCAAGACCTCAATCTTTGACGGCTTCACATGGGTACTGTTCGGAAAGGACAGCAAGGACAGAAAGAATTTCGGTATCAAGACCTATGATGAGACCGGGAAAGCGATACCGAAGATACCGCACGAGGTAACCGTTACATTGCTCGTGAACGGCGAGGAAGTGACCCTGTGCCGCAGGTACAACGAGAAATGGACGAAGAAAAGAGGCTCTGCCGAAGAAGTCTTTGACGGACACGAGGAAGAGCGTCTGTATAACGGAGTTCCGTGTTCCGTAAAGGAGTACAACGACAAGATAGCCGCAATATGCACGGAAGAGGTCTTCAAGTTCATAACCAACCCCCTGTATTTCACGAAACAGAAAGCGGACGTGCAGAGACAGATGCTCATTCAGATGGCCGGGGGTGTTTCAGATACTGAAATAGCTCAGGGTAACCCGGACTTCGAAAACCTGTTGGCAAAACTGACGGGAAAGAACCTTGAGGAGTACAAGCGTGAAATTCAGGCAAAGAAACGCCGGATCAAGAACGAACTTGACATGATACCGTCACGTATTGACGAGCGCAAACGTGACATGCCGGAAGCGGAGGACTGGGACGCTATCGAGAGCGAACTCGCAAGCAAGAACGCACAGCTGGCCAACATTGAACAACAGTTGCTGGACGCATCCAAGGCTGCAAAGGAAGCAAACAAGAGACGTGCCGAACTCATAAGGAAACAAGGAGATATTTACGCCGCAAAATCCGAACTGAAATTCAAAATCAAGGAAGAACTGCTTGCTGATTATCGCAGACAGCAGAGCGCACGCAACGAACTCATCTCAAAAATCAACGGAGAGGAACGTGCGATAGCCGCACTCCAATCGGAAATACAGGAATATGACAGGCAGCTTGCAGCCCTTGCAGAGACACGAAACAGTCTGCTTGCCGAATGGAAGTCCATAAATGCAGAACAACTCACGTTCAACGAGGATGAGTTTATCTGCCCTACCTGCAAGCGCAGGTTCGAGGTGGATGAGATAGAGAGCCGCCAGCAGGAGCTTTCGGAAACATTCAGCCGGAACAAGGCTAAACGCTTGGAACTGAACAAGCAGAAGGGTCTTGAAGTAAAGGCTAAACGTGAAGCCATAGAGAAAGCAAAGGCGCAGGCTGAAGTGAACATCGCATCAAAACGGGCGTGGATTGACACACAGAAGTCTTCATCGCTTTACCTGAACGAGCTTGTAGAACCTGAAACGGAGTCGGTAATAGCCGCCGACAAGCGTTACATCGACCTGTGCAATCAGGAAACGGAACTCAAAAACCAAATCGAGAACGAGACAGCCACAGACACAGGAAGCGACACATCGGAACTTGTCGAGGGCAAGGGCACGTTACAGTCAGCCATTGACGAACTGAAAAAGATGCTTTCCAAAAAGGACATCATCAAGCGCAACAACGAGCGTATCGCAGAACTCGAAACCATGATGCGCAAGCAGTCGCAGGAGGTTGCGGAGCTGGAGGGCATAGAGTTCACTATCGCATCGTTCTCAAAAGCCCGTATCGAAGCCGTAGAGCGCAAAATTAACGGCATGTTCCATATCGTCAGGTTCAAGATGTTCGACACGCAGATAAACGGCGGAGAGGTCGAGACCTGTGAAGCAACCGTGAACGGAGTGCCTTTCTCTGACCTGAACGATGCAGGACGTATCAACGCCGGACTTGACATCATCAACGCAATATGCGGCTCAAACGGAGTGTATGCCCCGATATTCATCGACAATGCGGAAAGCGTGAACGAGCTGCTACCTACACAGTCACAGAAAATACGGCTCGTAGTATCCACCGATAAGGAACTTGTAATCGAATAGCGGTATGGAAAGGTACAACTGGGAAACACGCTTCGAGACAGCGGATAGCTTGATGATCCACACCATGCCCGGCGGTCGGGTTGAAGTAATCGCAAACCTCAAAACGGGTGTTGTGGAAGTAAAGCAGGACGGAAATGTGGTAGAGACACACGAGGGCTTCTACCTGTCCGAATACACGGAATTTTTGCAGGGCGTAGCCGACAAGGCGGCGAAACTCTGCGCAGTCAATAACAAATAAATTCAACGCAACATGAACAATCCAAATCAAGCCCCTGCACAGCAGGGCAACGGTCAGACGACCGCAGTAACGGAACGCAGAGTGAACCCGAAAGTGGAACTGCTTAAAAGCGTTCTTCATGCTCCGTCAATTCAGGAGCAGTTCGCAAACGTCCTGAAAGACCATAAGGACGCATTCGTGACCTCAATCATCGACCTTTACAACAGCGACAGCCAGCTGCAAGCCTGCAACCCCAATCAGGTTGTTGCAGAGGCTCTGAAAGCAGCCACGATGAACCTGCCGATAAACAGGGCTTTGGGCTTTGCCTATATCGTGGTATTCAACAACAGCGTGAAGCAGCCTGACGGGACTTGGGTAAAAGTGCCTACACCGACATTCGTACCCGGTTACAAAGGCTATATCCAGCTCGCAATGCGCACGGGGCAGTACCGCACAATCAACGCCGATTTGGTCTATGAGGGAGAGGTGCGCAAGGTAAACAAACTGACCGGAGAAATCGCCTTTGACGGCGAAAGGACATCGGACAAGGTTGCAGGATATTTCTGCTACTTCGAGCTGCTGAACGGCTTTGCAAAGACGCTCTACATGACCGTTCACGACATGGCATCATACGCCAAACGCTACTCCCCGTCCGTGAAGAAAGAGACTACCATAGACCAGCTGGAGAAACTGGCCAACACATCGGTAGTGAGCAAGAAAGTCGGCTGGGAGGGCAACTTCAACGACATGGCATTGAAGACCGTAATCAGGCGGCTGCTCTCAAAGTACGGTTACCTGTCAATCGAGATGCAGGGTGCTATGGCTGCTGACGACGACACGATGAACAACCGGGACATGGTGCTTGACGGTGCGAATGCGCAGGTAATCAACATCGACACTACGTTCGAGCCTGTAAATACTGCTCCGGCGCAGTCACCTGCACCAGCTACGGCTGCGAGTGAAGAACCTGCAGATGGTCCGGGATATTAATCAATCATGGAGGGTTGAGCTATGAGACTGAATGTTCTTGGGAGTGACAGCAACGGCAACTGCTACGTATTGCAGAACGATAAGGAGGCTTTAATCATCGAGGCAGGGGTACGCTTCTCCGAAGTGAAGAAAGCCCTGAAATGGCAGCTTTCAAAGGTTGTCGGGGCTGTCATTACCCATAAGCACAACGACCATGCGAAATATGTCAGGGATTTTGTCTCAAACGGCATCACGGTACTCGCTCTCCCGTCCGTGTTCAAGGCTAAAGGCATCGACTCGCTGTCATTCAGAAAAGAGATTGAACCCATGCACGGCTACATTGTGGGAGGCTTCAAGGTCTTTGCAATACCAGTATGCCACGATGTTCCGTGCGTGGGCTTCATCATCGAGCATGAGGACATGGGGCGTATGCTTTTCGTGACGGACACGATGATGCTCGAATACAGAGTGCCGGGATTGAACCACATCCTGCTGGAAGCCAACTATGCGGAGGACATCTTGGATACGAAGATAGAGGCCGGATCTGTGCCGCTGTCAATGAAACCGAGATTGATACACTCGCACATGGAGATTGAGACGACCAAAGGGATATTGAGGGCAAACGACCTGTCGGGAGTGAACGAGATAGTCCTGATACACCTCTCTAACGGCAACAGCGATGAAAGACGGTTTGTCCGTGAGGTGCAGGAGACATCGGGAAAGCCCGTATATGCGGCGGTCGCCGGGCTGGAGCTTAACCTTTCAATAAATCCATACTGACATGCTACACGGTTTTGAGAACGAGACACGTCCGTTGAACGGTTACGAGAAAAACACCCTGTTACCGATAATCGTAAGAGGGCTGTCGAACAGGACAGGTGCGGCGAACGCTGTAAGCAACGGCCACATCTGCATATCGCTCCGCAACAATGGTTACAAGGTTACGGAGGTACGGATTAGGAAAATTATCAACCACATACGCATACACGGATTGGTAACATGCCTTATCGCTTCGGGAAAAGGCTATTACAGGGCTGAAAACCGTCAGGAGGTTGTGGACTACATCGAAAGCCTGAAAGGGCGTGAGAACGCAATCAAGGCCGTGCGTATGGCATTGGAAAAACAGATTGGTCAGGAAGTATGATTTTACAGGTAATCAAGAAAGGCGGACGGTTTGACCTGCGTAGGGTTTACGAGGCTTTCAGGGGATGCGCTGACGGTATCTATATACTGACCGTGAAGCGTGTCCGGGGAAACCGGAGCAATGACCAGAACGCATGGCTTTGGGGGTGTGTCTATCCTATCCTGCTCGATGCGCTGATAGATGCCGGATGGGACGATTTCACCAACACAGAGCAGGTGCATGAGTTCTGCAAATCGAAGTTCACAAAGGAAAGTGCCGTGAACAAGCAGACAGGCGAGGTTGTGGAGTTTCCCCACTCTACCGCCACGATGGACACGGTGACATTCTCGGCCTATGTGGACAACGTTAGGGATTTCGCCCGTGAGTTCCTGAATACCGAAATACCTGACCCAGACAAAGAATGGAGAAAGAAACAATCAAACAGAAAGAATTATGGACAACATCAAAATTTCAGTAACAATGAGTGAAGTAAAAATTTCAAAAGAGAACCTTATCAAGAGCTACAACGAAGCGGATAAGGCAACGAAAAAGATGCTTGAAGCAATATTCGGAAAGGATATGTTCCAGCCGAAAGACATCATGGCCCGTGTAAGGACATTCAATGACGCTTGCCGTGAGCTTGGAAACGAACATCCGTTCGTAAAAGAATGGCATTTAGGAGAAAACCTGTCCCCAAACCTTGAAGCGTATCTCCAGCTTCGGATTGTCGTTGCCGCTCTCAATGAGGGCTGGGAGCCACAGTTTACAAAAGACGAGGTAAGGTGGTATCCTTGGTTTTGGCTCTATACGCAAAAGGAGCTTGACGAGATGAGCGTTGAAGAAAAGAGAGAACGCCGTATGATGGACGTGAGAGGACGAGTTTCAGAACACTATGCGGGCTTCGGCTCTGCGTACTCGAGTCACGCCCCCTACGTATGCGAACTTCGGCTCTCGCCTTTGCTTAAAGAGCGAAGAACTCGCCACGTATTGCGGCAAGCAGTTCATCGACCTGTGGTCGTACTTCAATCTTGGCTAACCCTAAAAATTTCACACAATGGAAAAAGTATTATTCGCAGACCTGTCCGAAAAGGAACGGATGCAGATGCTTTCCGACAATGCGGACACGGTAGAGGAAGTAGGCTACATGAAAGCCTTTACTCCGGAGGAAATGGAAACAATGAAAGACCGCCTTTCAAAGATTGTCATCGACATCAACGACATTGACGAGGAGAAGAAAGCGGCGAACGATGAGTTCAAGTTGCGGAAGAAGCCGCTGGAAACCGAGAAGCAGGAACTTCTCGCCAACATCAAGAGCAAGTCGGAATATGTAGTGGAGGACTGCTACAAGTTCTGTGACCATGATGAGCAGATGGTCGGTTTCTACAACAAACAGGGCGTTCTTGTGGACTGCCGTCCGATGCGTCCGGAAGAGAGGAACAGGACAATCTTTCAGGCTTTGAGAACAGAAACCCCGAAAGGGAAAACAGGAACTAACGATTAAAACAGAAAATTATGCAACCGAAAGATTTGAACATTACAGTAGAGAACGGGATAAAGACGTTAGAGGTGCTTACGGGTGCCGCTCTTGAACCGAAAGAACCCCAACAGGTAGTAATCTTCGGAACGCTCGATGCGCCCCTGAGATGGCTTGAAAAGCGTATTACGGAGATTGAACAGAAGAAAGCATTTGTGGCGGTGGACCGTGAAGAGATGAGCATACAGCTCGTTATTGACGAGAATAACCACTACCGCACGGAAATCAAGGGACAGCTCCAGTTGCACCCCGTATTTCTGAAATTCGGTATCAATCAGGGACAGTACCGCACACCTATCGAGATGTCGGAGTTCATCAAAATGAACCGCTCGTATTTCGACAACAAGCAGGCTGCAATGGAGCTTGTTTCCATGCTCCGCAACTTCAGGGCGAAAGTGAACAAGGATGTGGAGGCGGAAGTGGACTTGCGCAAAGGGGACAAACGGCTGCTTCTCGCACAGAAAATCGAGAGCAACCTGCCGGAAGCGTTCACAATCAAAGTGCCGATATTCAAGGGCGGCAAGCCTGTTGAAATCGAATGTGAGACCTACTTCAATCCAGACGATCTGACCTGTACGCTCGTATCGCCGGAAGCAAACGACATGACCGAGCAGACCAAAGACGGTGCGATTGATACGGTAATCGAGGGAATATGCAAAATAGCACCCGATATCGCAGTTCTTGAAATCTGATGAATGTAGTAAAATGCCCCTTCCTCTTTTGGAGGGGGCTTATAAAGACTGTGATAATGGCACGTAGAAACTCACCATTCCTGCCCCTGTATGTGGACGCATTCATGTCGGACGAACGTCTTGCGGAATGCTCTGCAAGGGCTCACGGTGTCTACATTCGTATCATGTGCCTGATGCACAAGTCTGCCGAGTATGGAAAAATCGCTCTCTCTGAAAAGGATTTGGAGGAGGTTACGGATGAGGACAGCCTTATAGTGAAGTTCGCTTTGAAGCTGTCAAGACATCTTCCTTTTGGACAGGAGGAAATCGAGATGGGACTTCGGGAACTTATAGAGAACGAATGCCTGTATATCGATGGGAGCACGCTCTGCCAAAAGAGGATGATCCGTGACGGTTCATTGAGCGAGAGACGGGCAAACGCCGGACAAAAGGGAATGGCAAGGCGGTATTCACATGCTAACGAGATACCGCAGGCTGAAACTGAACGGAAGCCTGAAGAACCGGAGCAGAAGCCAGCCACGAAACCGAAAAAGACGAAACCTGTTGTCGAGAAGAAGCAGTACGCCGAATTTGTCAGAATGACGGAAGCGGAATACGCAAAGCTCGTGAACAGTTACGGGGAGGACGGCGCAAAGGAACTCGTAGAGATACTCGACAACTACAAGGCATCATCAGGCAAGCGGTACAAGGATGATTACCGTGCGATACTGAACTGGTGCGTGGATAAATATCTGAAACGAAACAATAACCTGTATGGAAGCGCAAAAGATAAACTCAATAATGCTCCAGCTGCGAAAGCAATGGAACGTAACTATGAGGAGGGATTTTGACGACCTGACCGATGAAGCGGTTTTCAAGCAGCACGGCAACTTGCTGTGTACCTGTGGTAACGTAGTGCTTGCCAAGCAGTTCAAACGGTTTGTAATCGATGACAATAACCGGGACATCATACATTTTCTGCTCTATTACTTCAACAACTGCAAGAAAGCGGAGGATGTGTTCCCGGGCAAGGGCTACACGATACACAAAAACCTGATGATATGCGGAGAGGTCGGTGTCGGAAAGACGATGCTCATGCAGGTATTTGCTGACTACCTCAAAAGGACGGGAAACCCAAACGCCTTTGTGAACCTGTCAGTAACGCAGATGATAAACTACTACAAGATACACAACCATCTCGATAAGTACACCTACAATGAGGACGGTACGCAATCATTCGAGGGAAAGCCGTTCAACGTCTGCCTCAATGACGTAGGGTTACAGACTCATCTGCATTTCGGAACAGATACGAAAGTCCTTGTGACTGACTTTTTCCACGCAAGAAACGAGATTTGGGCGCAGCAAGGAAAGTTCGCCCACATAACAACCAACCTGACGGCATCGGAGCTAAAGGAATACTTTGCGGACGGTTACGGGAGGTTGGAGGACAGATTTAAGACCTACAACGTGATACACCTGAAAGGTCAGTCACGTAGATAGAATAATCAACGCAACGAATAATATGTATCAGTTAAGAGACTATCAGAAAAAAGCGAGCGACGCTGCAACGGCGTTCTTCCAGGACAGGAGCAGCAACAAGAACGCAATCATAGTCCTGCCGACAGGAAGCGGCAAGAGCCTTGTGATAGCGGACATTGCCTCACGTCTGGACGCTCCTACACTCATATTCCAGCCAAGCAAGGAGATATTGGAACAGAATTATGCAAAGCTGCAATCATACGGCGTTTGGGACTGTTCTGTGTATTCGGCTTCATTTAACAGCAAGGAAATACGCCGGATCACATTCGCCACGATAGGCAGCGTAAAGAGCAATCCGCAACTGTTCAGGGCATTCAGGTATGTAATCATAGACGAATGCCATTTGGTGAACACGAAAGAGGGCATGTACAAAGACTTCCTGACAGCCATAAAATGCAAGGTTTTGGGATTAACCGCCACGCCTTACAGGCTGTATTCGAGCCTTGACTTCGGCTCTATGCTGAAATTCATCACACGCACGAGACCATGCGTATTTTCAAGCGTGCTGTACCATGTACAGATTGGGGAACTTTCGGAACGGGGCTACCTGTCGCCGATGCGGTATTTCCAACTCAGTCCGCTTGACATGAAGAAGCTGCGGTACAACACCACAGGTGCGGACTATTCCGAAAAATCGGTGCTGAGCGAATACAAGCGTGTGAACTTCTACCAGCACCTGTGCAACATCATCGAGCGGCTTCTTAAAGTGAACAGACGGGGCATATTGGTATTTACCCGTTTCCTGAAAGAGGCTGAACGGCTTGAAAAGACATTCGGATGCTGTGCCATTGTATCCGGCTCCACTCCGAAATCAGAGCGTGAGCAGATACTTGAAAAGTTCAAGGCGGGGGACATAAAGGTCGTAGCGAACGTGGGCGTACTTACTACGGGCTTCGATTATCCCGAACTCGATACGGTCGTTCTCGCCCGTCCCACCATGAGCCTTTCGCTCTACTATCAGATGATAGGCCGTGCAATAAGACCGCACAAGGACAAGCCGGAATCATGGGTAGTAGACTTGTGCAACAATTACCACCGCTTCGGTCGTGTTGAAGACCTGAAGCTGACAGAACCCTCAAAGGGTATGTATCAGATAGAGAGCAAGGGCAAGGCTTTGACAAATGTGTACTTCTAAAATCGGCAACAAGATGAAACCATATATCGAATTTCTAAAAGACAAGATGGCGATAAGCCATAACACGGGCTTCGAGGTCAGTACGGATGAGCTGACACCAAATCTATATCCACACGTCAAAGATACCGTTCGCTGGGCTGTTAAGGGCGGTTGCAGGGCTGTATTCAGCAGCTTCGGTATGCAGAAGACCGTAACCCAGCTTGAAATCCTCCGTATAATCCTGAAGCATGAGGGCGGCAAAGGATTGATTGTTTGTCCCAAGCGTGTAGTGATTGAGTTCCTGCATCAGGCAAAGGAACATCTCGGCATGGAAGTGACCTATGTTCGCACCATGCAGGAGGTAATGGAATGCCCTACCGAAATAATGATAACCAACTACGAGCGTGTACGTGACGGTGAGGACGGGGTACGTATAGATCCGTCATACTTCACCGCAACATCTTTGGATGAAGCGAGCGTGCTGCGTGGCTTCGGAACAAAGACCTATCAGGAGTTCCTGCCGTTGTTCAGCAATGTGCCGTACCGCTTTGTGGCGACCGCTACGCCGTCTCCCAACCGATACAAGGAGTTGATACATTATGCAGGTTATCTCGGCGTAATGGACACGAGACAGGCTCTTACGAGGTTTTTCCAAAGAGACAGCACAAAGGCAAACAACCTAACGCTCTATCCGCACAAGGAAAAGGAGTTTTGGCTGTGGGTAAGTACATGGGCTTTGTTCCTGACGAAGCCGTCAGACTTGGGCTACCCCGATATCGGGTATGAGCTTCCTGAGCTGCACGTGCATGAGGAAATTGTAGAGGTGGACAATTCAACTCCGATGCAGGACAGGGACGGACAGGCTATGATGTTCCGTTCAGCAGCCTTGAGCTTGCAGGATGCGGCACGGGAGCGCAGGGACTGTATGCCTGTGAAAATCGCCCGTGTGGTGGAGATAATAAATCGCCCGGAGAATAAGGACGACCATTTCCTTTTGTGGCACGACTTGGAGGCGGAACGTGTCGAACTGTGCAAAGCCATTCCCGGATGCAAGGCGGTCTACGGTTCGCAGGACGATGAGGAAGCGGACGAGATTATACAGGAGTTCAAGGACGGACGGCTGAAATACCTTGCCGCAAAGCCTGAAATGCTCGGAGAGGGCTTGAACTTCCAGTACCATTGCCACAAGGCTATAATGTTCATCGACTACCGTTTCAACGACAAGTTTCAGGCTGTGGCTCGTATCCACCGCTTCATGCAGAAATACCCCGTTGAACTGTACTTGGTATATGCAGAGAGCGAACAGGAGATTTTCAAGTCATTCATGCAGAAGTGGACGCAGCATAACAACATGGTCGAGAACATGGCGAATATCATTCGTGAAAACGGCCTGTTCGGATTGCAGGCGGAGGAAAAGATGATGCGCTACATGTTCTCGAAACGGGAGGAACAATCAGGTAAGATGTGGAGGGCAATAAACAACGACAACGTGCTGGAGTGTCAGAACATGCCGGAAAACTCGGTCGGGTTGATTGTGACCAGCATACCGTTCTCCAACCACTACGAGTATACGCCGACATACAACGACTTCGGGCATAATCAGGATAACGACAGGTTCTTTGAGCAGATGGACTATCTCACACCTGAACTGATGAGGATTTTGCAGCCCGGCAGATTGCTCTGCGTACACGTGAAAGACCGAGTGCTGTTCGGAAACGCTACGGGTGACGGAATGCCAACCATAGACCCGTTCTCCGACATGGCCGTATTCCACTACATGAAGCATGGCTTCCGCTATATGGGACGCATTACGGTCGATACAGACGTGGTAAGGGAGAATAACCAGACGTACCGCTTGGGCTATGGGGAAATGCGCAAGGACGGCTCGAAAATGGGCGTAGGGTGTCCTGAATACGTGCTTCTGTTCCGCAAGCTGCCTACCGATACCTCAAAGGCTTATGCGGATTGCCGTGTGGAGAAAAGCAAGGAAGACTATTCGCTTGCACGCTGGCAGATTGATGCGCACGCAAGCTGGAAATCTTCAGGTAACTCTCTTTTGAGTTTCGAGGACATGAAAGGCTTGGGCATAGACAAGATACGTTCCCTGTTCAGGAAATACGAGAGCGAGCATATCTACAACTATGAGGAACATATCGCCTTTGCGGAGGAGCTGGAGGCTTATGGCAAGCTACCAAAGACATTCATGGCCGTTGATCCGGTAAGCAAAAAGGATTGGATTTGGGACGATGTGGTACGGATGCGCACCCTGAACACGAAGCAGTCGCAGAAGAAAAAGCAGAATCATATCTGTCCGTTGCAGCTTGACATAGTGGAAAGGCTCATCGAGCGGTACTCCAACAAGGGAGAAGTCGTTTTTGACCCGTTCGGAGGCATTCAGACTGTGCCGTACTGCGCCGTGAAGATGGGGCGTAGAGGTCTGTCTACCGAACTGAACTATGACTATTGGAGAGACGGTATTTCCTACCTGAAAGAGATTGAGCAGGAGGTTACCGCACCGACATTGTTTGACTTAATAGGAGCATAAATTATGGATAATTCAGAATACAAAGTTTGTGAGGTGTGCGGACAGGAAAAGCACATTTTAGAGTTCAGCAAATCATACCCTCGCAGGTGCAAGGCTTGTGTGGCGGAACATACGAAAATGGTCAGGGAACGTGCCAAACAGGAGCAAAACCGTTCCAAAAATACGGAAAGCCGTGCCGGAATGCAGAAAAATGAAATAGACTGGGAACAGCGGCGGTACGAAATAGCAAAGGAAGCTGTCAGAGGTGTTGCACTCAATGCAGACCGTTTCACAAGGATTGAGATTGAGACTACGGTAAATAACGCATTGGAGTTGGCAGATTTACTAATCAATGAATTGAAGAAAGGAGGTGAACAATGAGTAAATGTAAGGCAAAGCGTGAATTTAGAAAAATGATGAAATGGGCTATCTGTAAAATGTTTGACCAAAATCCTGATGTCATAATGCCAATATGCGACCTAAAAAAAGAGCTTGAAAATGCTTGGGACGAGCTTATTGAAGAAGGTGCAGTTATTATTGTAGATGAAAATGAAACCACGTGAGTTTTACGACAAGGTAGTACTGATGCGCCGGATGCAGAAAGAATACTTCAAGAACCGTTCATCAATCGCCCTCCAAAAGAGCAAGCAGCTGGAGAAAGAGATAGACGATGAGATAACCCGTGTAGAGGGTATTCTTGGGCGTTCAGAGGCGCAACCGCATCAGGGGAATATATTTGATTATCCGCATTACGATAGCTCAATGGAGGGCAAATAAACAGTTAAAACCAATACGAAAATGAAGAAGAAAATCATTCTGACACTATCGAAACGCTTTCCCCTCTGTCATTCGAGGAAAGGAGAGCCTACCCACTTCAGGGAGAAACTGAACAACACGCTCAACGGCTGTCAGGAAACGGTATCGGAGCTTGACGGTACGGTTGTAAAGGGGCGCAAGATACACACCATTCGGGCAAACTTTGCAAGGTGGAAGCATAATATCAGCAAGATTGACAGCGGAGGGTTCTACCTTTCCGTCCGTCAATGGAGCGCACGCCCCTACAACTCGCCACAGGAGGAAATCTTCCAGATACACGGCAACGGTATCGGATGCCAGCGTATAACCATGTCATACGAGCCTGATACGAAAACGCTCAAAGCGGCAATAGACGGCAAACAGGTTGCAAATGTAGAGCAACTTGCAGCGAATGACGGTTTGCCTTTGGAGGACTTCAAGGAGTGGTTTTTCGGAAAAGAACCACAGGAAAAGAAGCTGTTTACAGGTGTCGTGATACACTTTACACCGTTCCGCTACGGCTCTGATACTAACAAGTCAGTAGAGGATAGTATAGTATAATATATAATATAAATACAAACATTATTAGTAGTACAATGGCTTCAATCAACAAGGCAACGATAATCGGATTTGTAGGGCAAGACCCAAAAGTGGAGACCCTGCAGACGGGTACAAAGGTCGCATCGTTCTCCGTAGCGACAACTGAAAAGGGCTACACCACACAGGGAGGAACAACCATACCTGACAAAACAGAATGGCACAACATCGTATTGTGGGGAAAGCTCGCAGATGTAGCCGGACAGTACCTGCATAAAGGCTCAATGGTATATGTCGAGGGAAAGATAAGGACACGCAGCTATGACGACCGTAACGGCGTAAAGCGGTATGTGACCGAAATTCACGGGGACATCATGCAGATGCTCGACCGCAGGCAGGACAACGGCCAGCCACAACCCCAGCAGAACACCTATTCGGGAGGCGGCAGCTCGCAAGGTGCAGATGATGACGATTTGCCGTTCTGATTTGTGCAAGAAAGGAGGTTTTGACGTATGAGACATGACGAAAGCAGAATACAGACGGCTTGCGTGAAGTGGTTCAGGCTTCAATATCCGCACTTCGCCCTAAACCTGTTCGCAGTACCGAACGGCGGTCAGCGTGGAAAGTTCGAGGCAAGGATTATGAAAGGCGAAGGTGTAACGGCTGGAGTTGCAGACCTGCTGTTGCTTCTTCCGTCCAAAGGCTATCACGGTCTGTGTATCGAGATGAAGACGGTGGACGGTCGGCAGCGTGACTCGCAAAAGGCTTGGCAGCAGTCGGTGGAGAATGTTGGCTACAAGTACATTTTGTGCCGCTCAATCGAGAGCTTTATAGCGCAAGTAAATGATTATTTGAGGTAAAAACTCTTTTTTGGGCTTAAAGCGTACCTAACAAGTACGCTTTATTAGTATATTTGCACGGACTAACAAATCTAACATTTCAAAAAACGACATGGAAATTTTAAGCAAGACAGACGGATTGATGCTGATAATCGGATATTTCCTTGCAATGGTCGGCATCATCGCATTGCTCCGGAAGAGGGAACAGACCAAATCGGAGTTTTTGGTGGCCGACCGTTCGGCATCGTGGATTTTGACAGCCTTTTCAATGGCGGCAACGTGGGTATGGGCACCGTCCATGTTCACGGCGGCGGAGAAAGCCTATACGCAGGGATTAGCTGGTGTATTTTGGTTCGTAGTTCCGAACGTGCTTACGCTGGTGCTGTTCGCATTCTTTGCAAAGAAGATGCGCAACCTCAGACCTAACGGATGGACGTTTTCGGACTACATACGGGAGAAGTACAGCAAGAGGGCACACAACATGTTCCTGATAGAGAGTTTCGGGCTTCAGGTGTGTTCAATGGCGGTACAGCTTTTGGCCGGAGCGGCAATCTTCCACAAGATTACGGGACTACCTTTCTTTTGGACGACCGTATTGCTCGCAGTAATACCGCTGCTCTACTCGCTTACGAACGGTATCAGAGGAAGCATCACTACCGATTTCGTGAAAATGGGCTTCATCGTGGTTGTGCTTCTCATGGGACTGCCGATTATGACATCTAATGCCGGATTTGATACGCTTGTGAATGGATTGGGAGGTGTCAGCGGCGATTTCGGCAACCTGTTAGATAAGAATGGCATCGCCGTGATGCTATCTTTCGGAATACCGACCACGATAGGACTACTTTCAGGAACATTCGGAGACCAAATGTTTTGGCAGCGTGTTTTCTGTGTGAAGCAGGACAAAGTGAAGAATACGATGCTGCTTGCGGCTCTGATATTCGCCGCAGTGCCTGTTTCCCTGTCCATATTCGGCTTTTTCGCATCGGGGGCAGGTTTGGATGTTGCCGACACGCAGCTTGTCAATGTAGGGGCTGTTATCGCCTTTACCCCGAAATGGTTTCTCTACCTGTTCTTCCTGCTTATCCTTTCAGGTCTCATATCGACCGTAGACAGTATCATGTGCGCCGTGTCCTCAATCGCCGGACATGATGTATCAATGCGGATTGCAGACAAGTTCGGGAAAGGCAGTCTCGGAGCAATACGTATAGGCAACCGTATTCTTAGCTCTGTGGATATTGCACGTATTGCCATGGTCGCCGTTACAGTTTTGGCTATCGTGGTAGCAAACATACCGGGAATAACCATAACCTACCTGTTCCTGTTCTACGGTACTTTGAGAAGCTCCGTAATGCTCCCGACAATCTTTGCCATCAACGGCAGGAAGATGTCAGAACGTGGACTGTATTACGGCATCATGGCCAGCCTGATTGTAGGTCTTCCGATTTTCGCATACGGCAACCTGCACGGCAACATTCCGCTCATCCTAACTGGCTCGCTTCTCACTATCTGCACGTCGGGCATCATGGCCAGAGTGATGAAAGACAAACCGACTGTGAACAGAAACCTCAATTTGTACTAATTCAAATTTGGAACGATGAAACGATTTCTACTACTCATAGCGGCTCTGCTGGTAATGGCGACCGCAAAGGCACAGGTATATGACGGTATCACACAACCGACAAAGTACAGGGTTTGGCTCTCGTTGAGCCAGCCCTATGACGGAGGCTCTGCCACATTCAACCCGTTTGTAGGTTACAGGGTGGACGTGGCGAAATGGTTTAACGTAACAGGCGTTGCGCAGTACAACTTCAATACACAGGCGTTCGCTCCGGCAATATGGCTGAACTTCAATATAGCCGACCGTTTCTATATCCTGAGCCGGAACATCTATGACTGGAAAGCCAACAAATACAGGCAGACTTTATCGGGAACGGTAAAGCTGCCTTTGGGCTTTATGGTGGATGCCACTTGGGACAACCTTTTCAACGGCGACCGCTTCTGTGACGGCGACCGATTGCAGGTCGTGGGTGGTTATGCTTACAGGTGGCTTGTGTTCAACGTGGGATATTCCATGAGGGCAATGCCCGGAGTGATAGCTAACGTCCGCTTCAAACTCACGCCTGAACTTTGGTTTCAGCTGAAATATGACGGCGGAATGGAGACTATCGGCGTGAACATAGCGTACAATTTCAACTGACAGGATATGAAACAGATAATAGGAAAGAAACAGACTTCAAGCAATGACGATTTCGTCAAGGCTTGGAACGAGATAGAAAGTCTCGTGTCCCTGCAAGAGGCACAGGCTCTCGTGGATCATGCTGTAGCCGACATCAGGAAGCAGACGGCAGGCAAACGAGCCGGATACGCTTGGAGCGGAGGAAAGGACAGCCTTGCCCTGCAATACGTCTGTGAAAAGGCTGGCATTACAGACTGCGTTATCGGCATAGCCTCAAAACTCGAATACCCCCAATTCTTGGCTTGGATTAAAGAGAACAGCCCGAAAGGTCTTGCAGTATGGGACAACGCCAAACTTGACCTGCAATGGCTCGCAAAGCATCAGGATATGCTTTTCCCGACCGACAGCAAGAAAGCGGCACAATGGTTTCACATCATACAGCACCGGGCACAGGCTTGGTTCTTCAAGGAGAAGCATTTGGAGGTTATCTGTCTCGGCAGGCGCACGCAGGACGGCAACTATACGGGCGGTAAGGGTCAGAACTGCTACACCGACCGGAACGGGGTAACACGCCTGTCCCCTATCGCCAATTGGAAGCATGAGGAGGTACTGGCCGTGATACACTATTTCATGGGGCGCAACATGCCGCCTATCTACGATTGGAAAAACGGCTTCACGGTTGGCACGGGTGTATGGGCTGCACGCCAATGGTGCGGCTCTGTACAGAACGGTTGGCAGGAGGTGTATGGGATTGCACCTCAAATCGTGGAGGAAGCGGCTCAATACATCGAATCAGCAAAACAATTTCTAAACGCTAAATGATATGTCAAAATCAAAAGTAACACAGGAAAGAAAGACCGTAAAGGTTACGGAATTAAAAGAGTTCCCCAACAATCCGAACATCCATCCGGAGGAACAGGTAAAGGCTATCGCTCAAAGTATGGAAACATACGGGCAGTATTATCCTATCATCGTGGACGAGAAGATGCAGATACTCTGCGGACACGGTAAGAAGCTCGCACTCGAAAAGCTCGGCCGCACGGATGCGGACGTGGTTGTCATGCATGGGCTGTCCGACAAGCAGAAAATGAAGCTCGTTTTGGAGGACAACAAAATCCAATCCCTGTCCTACATCAATTTCGGCAAGGTGGAGGATATCATCCGTGAGATTGGGGAGACAGGTATCATCGGCTTTACGGATGACTACTTGGAAGCAATCATCAACGAGGTATCCACTGACAATATGGGCGTGGACTTTACGCAGCCAGCACAGAAGAAGTCCGTGGAGAGCATACCGCAGGAGAAACAGGAGGAACAGACAGATGAATTTGAGGACATCGACAGCGGCATGCAGCCAGCACGCACTATGGTTTGTCCTCATTGCGGAAAGGAGATTACGTTATGAGCAAGCAACAAAAAGACCTTTTCGCCCCGCTGCGGAACTTGCAGTTCATAGACCGTGAGTTGGTCAAACCGAATGACTACAACCCTAACAAGGTGCTTGAAAAGAACCTGAAGCTGCTTATGGAGAGCATCCTCAATAACGGCTTCTGTTTCCCTATCGTGATACGTCCCGACTACACTATCATAGACGGCTTCCACCGCTGGATGGTGTCCGGTCGTGAGCCGTTGAAGACTATGCTCGGCGGTAAAATCCCGGTCGTGATTGTGGCGCATGAGAACGCCACGGACGACATGGCCGGAACTGTGACGTTCAACCGTGCAAGGGGAACGCACCTGCTTGAGCCTATGGAGAACATCGTCAAGAAACTTCTCGATGATGGGCTTTCGGTGGACGAAATATCAAAGAAGCTGGGCATGAGCCGTGAGGAAATCTTCCGTCTTTCAAAAATAGACCGGGAAACATTCCTGAAGCTCGTAACACAGCGGCATCAGACATTCAGCAAGGCGACAATCATCAAACGTGGATAGCCTATGTTCCAAAAGACGTTGAATATTTCGGTCGTGGAGGCGGCGGAACGCAGGGTTCTCGAAGCCTTCAATAACAACAAGCTCGTTGCGTTGAGCTTTTCAGGCGGCAAGGACAGTATCTGTATGGCTGACATCGTTGTCAAGACGATGCAGAAGTACGGCATACCGTTCTCCCGTCTGATTGTGATATTCTTCGATGAGGAAGCGATATACCCTGACGTGGAGGAGATAGTCAAGGACTGGAGGTCTCGTTTCCTGTCGCTCGGAGCAAGGTTCTATTGGTTCTGTCTGCCTATAAAGCACTACAACTGCTGCAACAAGCTGGCGAACGATGAGAGTTTCATCTGCTGGGAGCCGGGCAAAGAAAGCGTCTGGGTGCGTCCCATGCCGAAGTTCGCCATACGCAACCACAAGGATTTCCGTATGGGAATGACCTATCAGTATTTTGGGGAAAAGATTTTCAAGAAAGTACCGCAGATGGTGGGTCTACGTATGGCGGAAAGCGTACAACGCAGGACGGCCATATCGTTAAAGACGGACAAAAGTCCGTTCATCTATCCCATGTACGATTGGAAAGACAGCGATGTATGGCTTTACATCAAGCTGTACGGGCTTCAAATCCCGATGACCTACATCTACCTGTACAAAGTTGGTGTGGCGTTGAATAAGCTGCGTATTTCGCAGTTTTTCTCTATCGACACCATCAAGACATTGCCAAAGGTGCTGGAGTTCTATCCCGACCTATACGAACGTGTAATCAGGAGAGAGCCGAACGCCGACCTCGTGATGCTGTATTGGGACACGGATATGTTCCGAAGCACGAAGCAGGATCAGAAGTTCGACCTCGACAAGGATAAGGATTACCGTATCGTGCTCAAAGAGGAAATGAAGAAAGCGAGCCAGCACCCCGACATGTACCCGGGTTACAAGGAAGCGAAGAAACTGTATGCCCGTGTAGATGAGCGCACATCATCCGCAACATGCAAGAGGCTTTACCAAATGCTTGTGGCAGGTGACCCGAAAAAAAGGACATACCGGGTAATACTCGGCGACATAATGAAAGAAAACCAGCAATTAGAGGAAAGACGTGGCAACAAATGAGACCATACAGGAACGCATAGCCAAGGACAAGGAGGTTGTGCTTGATGCCCTGAACAAGAGTTCCGGCATCGTTGCTTCTGCCTGCAAGGCGGCTGGCATATCCCGTTTCACTTTCTACAAGTGGCTTAAGGAGGACAGCGACTTTGCCGAAAAGGTGGAGGACATCAAGGAGCTGCAGAAGGACTTTGCGGAAGCCCTTATCCTGAAGAAGATGAAAGAGGGCGACACCACGATGATAATCTTCTACGCCAAAACGCAGATGAAAGACCGTGGATATAGTGAGCGGTTGGAGCATACGGGGGCTAACGGAGAACCGTTGCTGAAAGCCGCCGAAATTGATTTGAGCAAGCTCACGGATGAGCAGAGGAAAGTCCTGCTAACTATCGGGGAACAGGTGCTGAATGATACGGAACATTGATTATACGGCGTTGGGAATACAAGTCGTCGCAGATGAGTGCCGGAAGAGTTTTTTCTACTTCGTAAAGATGTTTTGGGACGTTATCATATCGGAAAAGCCCATCTACAACTGGCACATATCCTATCTGTGCGATGAGTTGCAGAAGCTCTCGGTATCAATCATAAACCGAGAGCCGAAACCTTATGACCTTATCATCAATATTCCTCCGGGAACAACAAAATCGACAATCGTCACAATCATGTTCCCGGTATGGCTATGGATTAACGACCCCACATTGAGGGCAATCACAAACTCGTATTCGGGAGGCCTGTCAATAGAGCACGCAACGAAGTCAAAGGACATCATTCAGAGCGACAAGTTCCGCAAACTGTTTCCTGAAATCGTATTGAGACGTGATAAACAGGGAAAACAGCACTACGAGAACACGCAGGGAGGCTTCCGTTACGCCACATCAACAGGTGCGACCATTACAGGCTTCCATGCCCACGTGATAATCAACGATGACCCGCAGAACCCGAAACAGGCCGACAGCGAGCCGTTAAGATTACAGGCAAACGAGCATGTGAAAACGCTGTCCTCACGAAAGGTAAACAAGGAGAACACCCCGATGATTACCGTCATGCAGCGTCTGCATGAGGAAGACGTTACGGGCTACCTGTTGAAGCGCAAAGGCGAAAAGATAAGGCATGTGTGTCTGCCAGCCGAACTGTCGGACATGGTAAAGCCCGTTGAACTTCGGGACAAATACGTGGACGGGCTTCTCGACCCTGTCCGGCTCAACAGGTCTGTCCTGGAAGAAGCGAAAATAGACCTCGGCAGTCTCGGCTACGCAGGACAATACGAACAGTCCCCGATAGTGGACGGCGGTAACATTGTCAAGGATGAGTGGTTTCGCAGGATATCATACTCTGACTTCATGGCTTTGCGGTTTCGGGAAACGATACACTTCTATCTCGATACCGCCTACAACAAGAAGCAGAGGACAGACAACGACCCGAGCGGCATTTTGGCTGCTTGCAGGATAAGGAACAGCGTGTATCTCGTGGATGCGCAAAAAGTGTGGAAAGAGATGCCGGATCTGTTGCGCTTTCTTCCGGAGTATATGGCATCGCACGGGGCAACAGGAGAGAGCAAGCTGCATATCGAGCCAAAGGCGAACGGTATCAGCGTTGTTCAGATGCTAAAGGAAATATCCACGCTCAATGTCAAGGAAACGCCCACGCCTGACGACAGCAAGGAGGTCAGGCTGCGTGTGGTTTCCCCTCGCATAGAGTGCGGCCGGGTGTACATCGTGGAGGGCAGCTGGAATGAGGAGTTCCTGAAAGAGGTATGCGGTTTCCCGACCCAGCCCCATGACGAATATGTAGATATACTCGGATATGCTATAAACGACCTTTTGAACGATGATGACGACATAGACTATGACGCACTCGGCAAAGGTACATTTGGATTGTAAACAATTAAAATAAAACAAGTTATGAATTACTTTAATGTATTTCGGAATTACGTCAATCAGCTCGTGGGACGTAATCAGGAGTTCGAGAAGCTGTTGCAAGCCAAAGACATCGGTGCGGTCATAGACTCGATGAGCAACAGGAGCGAGCTTATCCTTGACGCTATCAAGGACTATGACACGTTCTCGCATCAGATAATGAAGCGTGAGGACAAAATCATCACGGACAAGAACGGCAAGTTCCTACGGAAAGAGCCTGTATGGAAACTGCCTGTACCGTACCCTGTGTATATCAATGAAATCTCGCTCGTGTTCCTGTATGGTCGTCCCGTGAAATGGTCTCAACTATCAGAGAATACGGACAGGGCTTTCAACAAGTACATGGACGTTATCAAGAATACACATTTCAACAGCAAGATACGTCAATGCAAGCGCATAGCCGGAGCGGAAACGGAGAGTGCAATGCTGTTCCGTGTATTCAGGGATAATGATGGTAACCCTGACGTACAGATACGTGTTCTCGCAAAGAGCAAGGGAGATGACATCTATGTGCGCTGGGACCAGTTCGAGAACATCATTTCCATAGGCTGGGGATACTACGTCAAGGCAAACGACAAGGTGGAGTATCATTTCGACATCTATACCCCGAACACCATCTACAAGTGTGTCCGTGGCGGTCTCGGCTGGGAGGTGGAGGAAGAAGAAAACCTCGTGGGGAAAATCCCCATCATCCTGTTCCAGCAGAAAAAGGAATGGGCAGGCGTTGAGCCTCTGATACACCGTGAGGAGTACATCGCCAGCCGCTCTGCGGACACAAACGACTATTTCGCCGACCCTATCGCCATCATGGATGCAGAAGTGGTAAAAAATCTGCCTGAAAAGAAAGATGCCAACAAGCTGCTCATCACGAAAGGACAAGACGGCGTGGACAAGGCTGCAAAGTACCTCACATGGGACAACGCCCCACAATCGAAGAAAGACGAAATCGAATGGCTGCAAGACCAAATCTATTCCAAGACATTCACACCGAAGATAAGTCTCGACACGATGAAAAGCATTTCGCAGCTTTCGGCAAAGGCGTTGCGCACGGTAATGCTGCTTGCCGACATCAAGGCTTCAAAGCATAAGGAGATACACGATGAACTGCTGGACAGGACGGCCAGCCTGATAACAGCCATTATCGGCAATGTGCTTGACATCTCCCTGAAAGAGGAGTGTTCCAAACTGCAGATCGGGCATGAGTTCCAAGAGCCGTTCGGAGAGGACATCACGGAATGCATCTCGAACATAGTCAAGATGTACGATGCCGGACTTATCAGCCAGGAGGGCGCAGTCGAACTCAATCCGCTGGTCAAAGACCATGCGAAAGAGTTGCAGCGTATCGAAAAGGAGAAAGAGGAACGGCAGAAAGCAAATGCGGATTTGTTCGGGAACAGGACAGAGGAAGAAGTATTACCAACTGCTGAATAACTGATTTATGGCTACTGAAACAGGAAAAAAGGAATATCTCGCACTTCTCAACCGTACAGAGAGGTATGCGGAACAGGTAAGGAAATTGTTTGCCGTAGCGGTAAACGATATTCTTGCCTTAACGTCCTCTGTACCGCATTTGGACGATGGAGAGGTGTTTCGCTATTCAGAACAGAAGAAAATCGCAAAGAAAGTCTCGGACAGGCTTAGAAACCTACATTCCGCAGTATATGCCGCAATCAAGAACGACATCACTCTTGAATGGGACGAGGCTAACACCGCTTGCGATGAGCTTGCCGCATCCTGTTTCGGTAAGGAGATACTTTCAGACAAGCGTTTCGCAGGATGGTTTGAGCGAAACACGGAGGCTATGGAGGCTTTCATCAGCCGGAGCGAAGCCGGACTTAACCTGTCAGACCGTATTTGGCAGCCCGTGAAGCAGCTACGCTCCGAAATGGAACTTGCCATGACCGTGGCCATTGGAGACGGCGACAGCGCATCCCAAATATCGAGATACGTCCGGCAATACCTGAATAATCCCGACAAGCTGTTCCGCAGAATACGAGATGAGAAAGGCAACCTGAAGCTGTCAAAGGCGGCAAAGGCTTATCACCCGGGACAGGGCGTTTACCGCTCATCGGCAAAGAACGCCATGCGTATCGCCCGAACAGAAACAAACATCGCATACCGCAGGGCTGACAATACACGCTGGCAGCAGATGGACTTCGTGATTGGTCAGGAAATAAACCTGTCACGCAACCATCCCGTGACCGATATCTGTGACACGCTGGCCGGAAGATACCCGAAGAACTTTGTCTTTGACGGGTGGCATCCGCAATGCTTCTGCTATGTAGTACCCATATTGCTGTCCGAAAAGGATATGATGGCCATGCAGCAGGCGAAACTGAATGGAGAGGATTACGACATTTCGGGGAAAGTCATTGCCGACATGCCGGGGAACTTCAAGTCTTGGGCGATAGACAACGCAGAGCGCATAGAAAAGGCAAAAGAACGTGGTACGCTGCCTTATTTCATCAGGAACAACAAGAAGACCGTAGACAGGATTATCAATCCCCCTACGGCTTTGGAAACAGCCAAAGAACGCCATGCGGCAAGAACGCCCGGACAGATACAGGACATCAAGCGGCGTTGGACTTTACGCAACGCAGAGATCCGGCACGCCAACAGGACACCCGAACAGGAAGCGGCCATACACAAGGCATGGAACGAGCGCAGGGCTACACGCAAGTACGGCCAGAGCATTCTGTCCTACATGGGCGGTATCTCGGACGTTGATACATCCGCATTGCAGAAAGCACTCAACGGCGGCAACCTCGATACGATACTCAAAGAGGCTCGCAAGCTGAAAGCGGTCGGCAAGGAAATCCTCTCCTACTCATATCTCGACAATCCGATGCAGGTTGCACGTCAGTTCTCTATGTCGGAAGCAAAGGCGGTAAATGAAGCCGTGCAGAAGAAGCTGGAGGGGTGGGCTGGTCTCTCTTTGGAGAAACAGAAGTCCAAACTCTCGTTTGAGATTGACTGGGTGCAGAAACATCAGAAATACTCCACATGGGAGGTGGCGCAGAATGCCTACAAGAAGCAGCTCGAAAAAGTGTCGGACGCTCTCGATTGGGAGAACATCAGCAATGAGTTCAAGAACATAAGCAGCTTCAAAACGAAGTCGCAACCGTATCTTGACCTTGTGGCAAAATTGCAGGATGCTATATCCAGCAAGGACAAAGCAGCCGCACAGCAAACGATACTCGACATCAAAAAGAAGCGTGAGCAACTCGACAAAGCTGCGGCTCAACGGAACGCCAAAAGGCTGTTCGGCAAAGGTCAATCAACAACCTTTGATGAGAGTGCTTATACCAAAGACAGAAAGGACAAGGCTATATGGTGTAAGACATCCAGCAATTCTGTAAACAAGTTCAAGGACAAAGCGGATGAGATATACAATACTGCTTCAAAAGAAGAACAGGATGCGGCTTGGAGATATACATCAGGAAGCGGATATGTAAACAGGCCTTTGAGAGGATATGACGGTGCATGGGGAAAATCTAACTTCAAGGGTATAGGCAATGTTCCTCTTGACAATGAAAGCCCGTTAGCACCGAAAGACATAGACAGCCTGACAAACCTTATCAATAAATCGACATACGATAAGGATATTTGGCTACAACGTGGAGTTGATGATGAGGGATTAGCAGGATTCCTGCAACTTGCATCTTTGGACGAAAGCAGCCTGAACGCCCTTGTGGGTAAAAGCATCACAGATACTGCATTTATGAGTTGTGGAGCAGCAAAAGGGACAGGATTTGGTGGTAATATAATAAACATTTACTGCCCGAAAGGGACAAAGATGCTCTATATTGACGGACGTTCTGCATATTCTTCTGAGAACGAAATGCTGATACAAAGAAATACCCGATTTCGCATCACAAAGGTTGAGAAATCGGGCTGGAGATACTTTATAGACGTTGAAGTGGTAGGTCAGATTTGACCCAAATACTGTTCCTTATAGAATTTTTTGAACTCGGTCGGAGACCCTTCCAACCAATAGAGAAAACGGTTGTAAAGCATGGCTTTGAGAGTTGTAGGTACATCATCCTTGCTCTCAAAGTCCAGCAGCCCGTCTTTTACATACTCATCCCTGTATTCTATGAGGGTTTGGCTCTCGTCAAGGAACATATCAAGCCAATTCTTCTCATATTCCCAAAATAGGGCTTTGTTCCCATCTTTGTAAGGGTTTTCATTTTCGCCCTTGTAATATCTACATGAAGTCAATAGCTCATCTCGTTTGCTCATAGCTCACTGTAAAATCGGTTTATAACTCGTTTCATTTCATCAGGAAGATACGACATCGCAATATCTTTCAGGTCTACGGGAACACCGTACATCGCTTCCGCAATGCCGCCTGTAATCGCCCCTATCGTATCGCTGTCACCGCCGACAATCATTGCGTTTCTTATGGCTTCCTCAAAACAGGTGCTATTAAGAACACATGAGACTGACACGGGGACAGCATTCATGCAGGTCTCGTTGAACGGATTGGAGAACGGAACGAATTTCGGAATTGAGCCGTATTCTCCCATGACATAGGATTTCATGTCGGCTTTGGCATATCCTTTCCGCATCATCCAAACGCACATGGCCGTGACCTGTGCGCCCCTGATACCCTCCGGATGGTCGTGGGTTATCTCAGCTGAAGCCTGCGCTTCTTTGAGAACATCACCGAACTCATTATCGAAATACATCCCTATGGGGCTTACACGCATCGCAGAGCCGTTCCCGAAACTGTAATAAGGTTGCGGATCATCTGAACGCACCCATTGGGCGAATGAGCCGCCGTACCCACCCATAGGATGGGGATATTTGCGGCACCATTCGTGAACGCTGTCACGGTAACTTCTGCCTTTCAGAATGGCATCGGCAACGGCAACGGTACAGATTGTGTCATCGGTAAATGAACACTCTTTCGTGAAAAGGTTGAAATTCTTGCTTTTTACATTGTTAAACTCGAAACGTGAGCCTACAATATCTCCTATAATCGCTCCTAACATGGTTATATCTATTTGATTGCGTTGAATGTTACTACAAAGGTACGGATTTTCTATCAGGTACTGGTCTCAATACCGGAAAAACTGCTGGGGTCTCGGCCCTCTGTTGGTCGGCTTCCTGATAAGTTCCCCGATGCGGATTATGCACTTCCTGTTCTCGTACGGCTTCTCTGTGAGGTCGTATTTGTTCGTCAATGATTTGTAGCTTATGCCCACCTGTGAGGTGCTGAAAACCTCGTAAATAGCGGCCTGTGAGCCGAAGTAGAAGTGCCGATTTCCGTCTATCGGCTCTTTCATCTCGACATGGTATATCTTACTCATTTTCTTCCTCCTTTCTTACTATTACCAACCTGCTGCCCTCCGGCATCCTGAACGCCTTGTTGAACAGCTTTTGACATCTCCGGGGCGGATTTATCCAGCTTCTATGATTCTCTTGAAACATTATACAAAATCCCATTGAGGAACTACACCCAAGCCGTGAGCTGAGATAGGAGTTGCCATCGCTGAAGAACGGGCAAGTACCGCAGCTCCCGGGCTTGTCGTAGAATATTTTTCCATTGATTGTTACCATTTCTCGGAATATTTTACCGTTAATTGTTGCCCTTACTCCATTCCCTTTAATTGTTCAACTGTCACAGGTATTACCCTCGCACACGCATAGAAAGCATTTGATGTTAGCTGACGTTGCCAGGCTTTGAAGCGTGGAGACCATCGGAAGCCGTTATGCTTCAGTTTGGATATTGTTCCCTGATCCGGCTTTTCATCGAACAGGATTTGAAGCCTGTCCTCAGAATAGTTCTTTACCACCGAGCCGCCGTCAAATGCCATTTCTGCGTCATCCTTGCCCCTCATTTCGCTTTCTTTCTTGATTGAAGCCTGCACCACCTCCGACAGCTTCCAAAACTTGTGACGGGCTGTAAATATCGGTTTCGGCAATGTCCCGTTTAATTCCTTGATGTAGTCGGTGGCTTTCTGTATCAAATCAGCCTTTCCGTTGTTGGCGATACGCTCCAGCTTGCCGTACAGGCTCGATACAAACAAGGGGCGATAACTGTATTTGTTTTCGCCTGTGTCAATGGCTTTCAGAGTGGCGGCAATGTCTTCAATATCACGTTTCAGTCGCAGCCATTCTTCCGCTTGCTTCTGCTCCTCCGGCTTTGCATCCTCAATACGCTTGTTGATGGATTTAACCGCCCGTTTGCGCCATTCCTCAAACTCGTTCACGGCATTATCATAGGCGTTGTTCGCCTTGTTGTTCCTCGAAGTCGGGAAACGTGCTGGTCCTATAATCATCGGGCTGAGTATCCGTGAGTGTCTCTCGAACAGGGTACGCACCCATTCCCTGAATTTGGCGGTGTATCGTTCCTGTTCCTCGTTCGGTATCAGCTTCAGGTCGCTTTGCAGGGTATCCTCATACGAATGTATGTAGAACCTCGCACGTTCCTCCGGGCTGTGGCTGGTGCCGTCAAAGGCACGTACAGCCAAGTCCCACATATCCTCGAAGTTCTCGCTATACTTCCATGACAAGACCTCCCATTTGCCCATTTCGGTATCGGTATCATCTATCACCGTATCACCTGCAAGATGCGCACGCTGGCTTCCGAAAAAGTTGCGGCTTACCTCATGTTCCCGAAACCTGAAATCCAATACAGGGGCATTCGGATTGCCAGCCTGTCTTACCGTTGCCGCCCTATGGCAGTTCTTCTTGCTTAAAATCGTTGTTTCCATAAAAATATCGGTTGCGTTGAATTGTTTGTTATTACTCGTTTATCAGTTCGCAGTTCTGACCAACCCAAAGCATTGCATCGTTACCCTTGTAGGTGAAATCGAACGCCTTATTCAGTTTGTTGTACCAGCCCTCCAAAACCTCGCCCTCTTTGAGACCTCTAATCTCATTCAGGCAGTTCCTGCCGAAGCTTGTCTGAACTTTCACGACAGCTTTTCTCCGTTCCTGTACTTGCAGGATATGGACGGCATAGCACATCATCATCTTGTCCTCCACCGTACCCATGTTGAAAATTCGCCCTACATAGTAGTTACGGGCTTTGTCAGGAGTTAAATTTATCGGGGTGATAAATTCGTCTTGCTCGCCGTTGTCGGCTCTTAAAAAGACCTGTACCGTTGTCCGTATCATAATCTTGCCCATTCTTCAAATGTTCTGTAATATCCGGTTCTGATGAAAAGCATATCTCCCGACCCGTCACCCCACCAATCATTGCAATGGGATATATATCTGCCCACCTGATTATTGCATGACTGGCACATCTTCTTGTATATCGACTTGAACATTGATGATATGATACGCCCCTTAAAATGTCCTGCAAGGTGTGCGTCATTAGTGCAGTAGCCATACATAGCTACCGTTTCAACATTGCCGTTCTCATCCAAGAACTCCCAATCCGAGTCGCCCCAGCCACCCTCATTGATTGTGTCTTTCAGGAGTTGTTTTTCATCGTCTGTAAGTACCGAAATTATCTGTTCTACTTGCTGAATTGTCGCTTCCATAACTCTAATTCTTACTTTTTCAAAATTTCGTTAATCAATTCCCTGTCATCATACCAAAGGTTGAAGCCTCTGGTAACTTTCCGGCGTATGTACTCCCGATCTCCCAGCATTTCGATAGCCTTTTCCCTCAAATCGGATGCGCTCCATTTCTCTGCCTGTGTGATGAGAAAGTCCGCAAGACTGTCCTTTTGTTGGTAAAGCTCCCTTGCTATGATTGTCTGCTTAACTATTTCGGCAAGCAAATCCTTGTTGTGCATCCACGCCTTACAGAAAGCGTCCTTATCAAGGTCGGTATTCATATACATTTCGTGGATTTTGATAAACTCATCATCCTTTGGCGTGTAACCTGTACGGTCTGTAAATTCTTTCTCGGTCATATCAGTTGCGTTTTTGAGTTATTCTTCGGTTTCCTGTTCTGAAAAGCTGCCATAACGGATGCCTCCGTATGTATATCCGTTGTCATGGGACAAATACACCTTTACATCTTCATCGTATTCTGAAAGTACATCGATGAGTTCCTTAACAGTCATCGTGTTTCTCACTTGCTCGGTTGAGTAGCCCTCTCTTGTTGCGTCTATAATTACGTTTGTTACCATTTTGATTACCTCCTAATTTATTTCTTGTTTTTATCTTGTCGGCGTACTTATTAAGTATGTCTGACGGGACAAAAGTATGGGTTTTATTTAATACAGGCAAACTTTTCAGCAAAAATCTTCAAAGAAATTTTCGTGCAATCACTTGAAAAACAGCGTAAAAGCGTGTATGCCCGTGAGTTGGACGGGATAAAAATTTCTTGGAAAAATATATTAAAAACGTACTTATTAAGTACGTTTTCAGGATTTATGGCTATATTTGCGCTGTAATATGACCAATCAAAGAATACCCGGAGTATGAAAAAGAAGTTATTGACGCTCCTGACCAGCAAATGCAAGGACATGGGGCTTACGGAAAAGGCACTCGGCGAACTCGTTGAATTGGGTTCGGAGGGTCTTGCCGACGATGCTTCCGATGAGGACATCGCAAAGAAAGTGGATTCTCTCGTGCCGTTTGCAAAGGCTATGCAGGCGGAGATAACGAGGAAGACACAGAAGAAGCAATCAACCACGAAGCAATCTGCCGAAGACGGAGATGGTGACGGTGAGGGCGAAAACAAGGGCAACGAGAGCGTGCCGGAATGGTTCAAGTCTGAGATGAAGAAGCGTGATGAGCAAATCGCCAATCTCGTAAAGGAGAACGAGAGCCTCAAAGCTGCTGAAACGAAGAAGAGCCGTGCGGAACAAATCGCTGCCAAAGCCAAGTCTCTGAACATTCCCGATTTCCTTATGGAGAATTTCAGCATCTCTGATGATGCGGACATCGACAAGGTATTGACGGAGTTTGCACAGAAACTTGTAAACAACAAGCTCATGCCGAAAGACACGGCACTTGAGTTAAGCGGTACGGATGAAGCAATGAAGAATGAAGCCAAATCTTGGGCTGAGTCTCTGCCGGACAAATGATTGTTTAACCTCTAAAAAATTCAAGCAATGGCTATCGAATTTAAGAAACAGGCCTTTTCAGGCAAAACCCCTGTCATTTGGCGAGGGGAATGCAAAATCCTGCCTGGCGGCTTCAAGCCGAAACAGACGTTCCCTGTCGGGACTGTACTGCGTAGGGGTCTCCCTATTCAGGTGGATTTCGATGATATGAGCGCAGGCGTGGTAAAGATTGCAAAGGTTCTTGACGGCGGTACGACCTCAGCAGCACGTATCGGCAAAGGACATCTGTTCGTTGTCGGTGATAAGGTACAGAAGCTGGGTACTACCACTTCGACAACTGTAAACAAAATCGACACCTCCAATGCGGATTATGATGTGGTCACTTTCGCTGCTGAAATCACAGGGCTTGCCGCTGGCGACAACATTCAGGAAAGTGACGGACAAAGCAGCGCAAAGCCGCTTTACACACCGAACATGGTTGTCGGTGCTGACCTTGAGTTCAAGGGTACTGGCATCCCGACCATTGACGCATCGTATGAGGCTGTCGTTCTCTACAACAATGTGGATTACCCTATCCCGGCCGATTGGCTTCAGGGGGTAACTCTTAAGTCTAACCCGAACATTCTGTTCATAAAGCAGTAATATCGCTATGCCACAGTTTCAGTATAGTTCAATTTTCGGCGAACTGACGAAAGTCGTACAGATTCGCTTCGATGCTGCCTCTGAACGAAACAAGAGGTTGTTCGACCAAGTGATTTTCGAGAAGTACCTTGATTGGGACACCCCGACCATCGGACTTGACTTCGAGGAAATCATCGGACAGTACAACATCAGTATTGCCGCACCGACAATCGGCGACAGTTCAAAGGAGGCTATTTTGGGCACGGAGGGGCTGGAAACTCTCAAAGAGAAAATCGTAAACCATGCCATTACCCTGCCAATGACCATTCAGGATTACAGAAAGGTTCTGCAAATCCTTGATAGCAAATCCCTGCCTGACAGACAGAAGAAACAGCAGCTCATCGACCTTATGTGGGGCAACGTGAAAACGCCTGTAAACAGCGTGCTTGCAAAGCTCGACATGATTTTCCTTGGCGCACTCTCAAACGAGGGTGTTTTCACTCTGGATGAGACTACCAACCCGGAAGGCGGTGTGCGTGGATCTATCAAATTCAACCAGCCTGCGGAGAACATCGCAAGTTCAACCAAAGAATGGACAGAGGGTAATAAGGACACCGTGGACTGCTTCGAGGACATTCAGTCGATTATCGATGCCGCACAGGACAAGGTCGTTTTCGGCAAAGTGCTGTGCGCCCCGTCTCTCATCTCCTACATGTGCCGCTCAAAGAAGATGAAGCAGATGATTTGGGGAACTGACAAATCGTCCCGTATGGTGCAGTTAAAGGACATCAACGAGTACATGCAGACCAACAGCTATCCTGTATTCGAGCCTATCCGTAGACAGATTAGAGTACAGAACGGCACGCAGCGTACCCCGTATACCCCTTGGAACGCCAAGAATATGGTGTTTATTCCTGACGGCAAACTGGGTCTCGTAAAGAACGCCTATGCCAACAGCGAGTTGAGACAGGAGCCGGGCGTTGCCTACTCCAACTACGGACGTATCCGTGTGTCACAGTGGGGCGCAGGAGAGACACAGGGCTCGAACGGCGTAGAGTTCACCAAAGCGGAAGCATTCGCTTTGCCTGTGATTACGGAGATGAACGGTATCTACACCCTCAAAACGCAGTCATAATCATGGATAATCTGAAAGCATTGAGAGGTCTTTGCAACGCCATCTGCAACACGTTCTATCCCGACCGTGGAGCAATGGAGATGATGCTTTTCAATGAGGGCATAGACAGCGATGCGGAAGCCACTCCGAAAGATGAAAAACTCTTTCGGGTGGCGGTACGCTTGGTCAGGGGCTATGTGGAGAGCAGCCGGACAGAAAACGGCGTTTCCACCTCTGTACGTGAGGATGCAATCAACGAGAACATCAAGCTGTGGTGCAAGGATTACGGTCTCGATGCAGATGATTACCTGATTTCGGTAAAGACGATAGAGAACGGTTCTAACTTGTGGTAACTGCCTTATGAGAACTAACGGTTTCCTGAAATACGAGATAGTCAAGGAGGTTGCGGACTTCAACGAATACGGAGAGCCCGATACGGAAGCTGCCGTAGAGTGGAGCGAGCCTGTACCTTGTTCCATAAAGACGAACAGCGACAACCGTAAGGGGAAATACGAGGACGGAGAGTTCCGTGTAGCCTCCTTTGTGGTGCTGATTGAGGAACAGGACAAATTCAGCTCCAGCCGTATCTATTTGGAGCGGTCAGGAGAAGCCCTTGGCGAATACCGTATTCAGGCTACCGAAGCACTCGAAACGGTAGGAAGAATACAAATCACGGTGTAAGATGGCAAGAACGGCGATAACCATACACGGCAAGAACACCATCCTTGGTATCGTAAAGAACATCAAGGCAAAGACCGACAGCCTGAAAGAGCGTTGTGTCGAGACTTTCTGCTATGTGGGCGAACGTTGCATAACGGAAGCACGCAAGGCCGGGGAGTACAACGACATCACAGGCAATCTGCGCAGCTCTATCGGCTATGTGGTGCTGGTCAATGGTCATGCTTACCAATATGGAAAGCCGAAGACATACCGGGGAAGCCAAAAGGTCAGGAACTCCAAAGGCCGTCTCGTAAAAAGCCGGGGCGACAACGGGGTCAAGGAGGGACAGGCTTTGCTCGACAGGCTTGCGGATGAATACTCCGCAAGATATGCGCAGGGCATTGTCCTGATTGTGGTCGCTGGTATGAAATACGCCGTGTATGTGGAGGAACTGCATAACCTGAACGTGCTTGCGTCTGCCGAACTGCTTGCTGATGAACTGGTACCACGTCTTTTACTTCAACTCGGCTTCAAAAAAACCTGATGAGTATGGCAACAAAAACCGAAAAGCGCATAGAACGGAACTTTTACGAGTTCGTGACCAAAAGCGAACTTGCAAAGGCTGTTTCGGGAAAGGTGTACCGCAAGGGCATGAGACCTCCCGAGTCGGACAAGGAGGACATCGTTGTCAAGTTCCTGTCCGGAGTGGACGAACAGGTGCAGAGCGGTATCGTGGTACTGAACATCTATGTGCCGGACATATCCGTACGAAGCAGGGGGGCAAAGGTGGAGAACATCAAGCGCATAGACGAGCTGGAGGAACTTGCCGTATCGTTCATCGAGGGAAACGACAGCAACGAATACGACTTGGAGAAAGACGGAACACCGAAATCATTGGAAGCGGAGGGTATAGAACAGCATTTCATTTCTGTAAGGATAAAATTCAAACGAATAACAATTTAACACTTTACGAATATGGCAAAGAAAGTAATCATGTCGTGGTCGAAGTGCAAGATTGAGGTCGGAAAGACAGGTGCGGATGAAGCTATGGCTTCCGAACTCTTTAACATCGGCACGATAAAGGACAAAACAACCACCATGTCCACAGAGGACGGCGATACCTTACAGGCTGTCGCCACAGGAGGTGTGGTAGTGGCAGAGGAAGAGGGCGAGCCTCAGGTATCTATCACTACCCGTATCATGGAGATGGACTTCGATACGGAGAACAAGCTGACAGGAGCTGTTAAGGCAGGATCTACTGGGAGCGAGACACTGAAAGTCACTACTAACGTAATTCCTGATGACTTCTCCCTGAAGCTGACCCCGAAGAACATCGGCTCGACAGGTATCAAGGCAAGACGTACCCATATTTCTTTCCGTCCCGGATCATCCGAAGAGGAGGGTCACTATGTGGACGTGACGTTCAAAATCCTTGCCTGTGAAGACGGAGAGCTTTACACGAAGTTCAAGGTCGCCGCTTCCGACTGGGCCGCTGCCGACTGACAGTCAGTACAGTCCCAATCAACAGGCAAGTAGCATATCTGACGTGTGGAAAGACACCCCTTTGCTGTTCGGCAGGATAGAACAGCCATTCGGAGGGTTGGCAGAGCGGCTTAATGCACCTCATTGCTAACGAGGCGTGCGGAAACGCACCGGAGGTTCAAATCCTCCACCCTCCGCAAATTTAGATTTTAGAATATGACAGAACAGACCATTGAAAGCAAAGTCGCATCGGCCATCCTTGAGAGACCAGTTGCGAGCATCGAGCTGGAGGGCGTGAAGTATGACATCGCACCACCGTCAATCGCCACTCTGATACTCGTGTCAGAAATCGTATCAACGCTTCCGGAAGTGAAGCCCGTAAGCGGAGATAAGATTTTGTATTCGGTACTGCACATAGCAAAGGATTACCGTGCTCTCGGCGACATCGTAGCAGTCCTTATTTTGGGCGCAAAAGGTCTGACCGAGACAACTACACGGAAAGTCGTAAAAAGCCGCTTATTCGGGCTGAAAAAGGTCGAAGTGGAGGAAACTGTAACCATTGACAGAAAGGCTGAACTTGCCAAAGTCGTCTTGGAGAACATGAGACCGTCAGTGATGCTGAACGTGATTGTCCGCAGGTTGCAGGATTTGGAGGTCGGGGATTTTTTCGGCATTACCACTTCCCTAAACGAGGCAAACATTCTGAAGCCGACAAAGGAAGTGGGCAACTAAACGACAGCATCTGGGCAACCGTTCTCGGAGTATCAAAGACTTTCGGAATAACAGCCCGTCAGGCGTTGTATGACATCAGCTATACCAACGCCATATTGTACAGCAAGGCCACGCCAATGTACGGGGATAAGCCTGACGATGAGGACAAGCCCCTGTTTGATGAGACAAAGGACGCTAACAATCCTGATTTGTTCAATGATTTTGAGAATGAAGAAGTAGTAAGAGTATGAGCGACAAAGAAAGACTGTCCTATGCCATAACGCTTGACACGGCGCAGTTGGAGGCTTCCGCAAAAAGAGCGTCCAACGAGTTCAAGAGCATGGGCGGCAACATAGAGAACGAGAGCAAGCGTATCGACAGTGCAATGAGGACTATCGGTACTGCTGCCGCCGCATATTTCTCAGTTACCGCCCTGACGAACTTTGCCCGTAGCGTTGTGCAGGTCAGGGGCGAAATCGAGTCGCTTGAAATCTCCTTTGCTACCCTGCTCGGCTCTACCGACAAGGCAAAAGAACTGTTCGGGGCAATCCGTGAGTTCGAGGTAAAGACACCTATGACGCTCGAACCGCTTGCCAAAGGTGCGCAGACGCTTCTCGGATTCGGTGTGGCGGCTGAAAAGGTAATGCCAATATTGAAACAAATCGGCGACATTTCGATGGGCAATGCCGAGCGTTTCCAATCCCTTGTGCTGGCTTTTGCGCAGGCATCGGCTAACGGCAAGCTCATGGGTCAAGACCTGCTGCAGATGATTAACGCAGGTTTCAACCCGTTAAACCAAATGTCAAAGGACACGGGCAAGAGTATCGCAGAACTCCGAGACGAGATGTCAAAGGGGACAATATCCGCAGAGGATATGGAGAAAGCCTTTGCGTCTGCAACGGCTGAGGGAGGTCAGTTCTACGGAATGCTCGAAAAGCAATCGGAGGGCATAAACGGTGCGTTGTCCAACTTGGAGGGCGCATGGAACTCCATGCTCAACGAGATAGGAAGCAGCCAGCAGAGCGTGTTCGTAAGCGGTGTGAACCTGCTTACGAATATGGTAGAACATTATGATGTGTTCCTGAACGCCATATTGTCCGTAGCGGCCGCATACGGCACATACAAGGCAGCTTTGATGGCTGTATGGGTGGTGGAAAAGGCACGAAACCTTACCGAGAGCATACGGCTTATAATGATGTTCCGAAAGGAACTCGGATTGCTCACGGCTGCACAGCAGGCGTTCAATATCACCGCATGGGCAAACCCCTACGTCCTCCTTGCAGCGGCTATCATCGGAGTTGTTACGGCGTTGGTGCTTTATACAGACAGCACGAGCAATGCGGAAAAGGCACAGGAAAAGCTGAATGAGGACAGCGATGCATACCGTCAGAAGTTGGAAGAAGAACGGCAAGCCATTGACGAGTGTATCAATGTCATCAGGGACAAGACGGAAACAGACTATTCACAGATAGCGGCTTATGAACGTCTGAAAAAGTTGTGCCCGGAGATAACCAACGCATACACAATGCAGGAGCTTGCAGCCGCCGACCTTTCAGAGACGACAAAGCGTCTGAACGAGATACAGGATGAAGAAACGTACCAGCACAAGATAGATGAGCTGAACAAGTACAAGACCTTGCTTGACGACATCAAGCAGGCTGATGAGGATTGGACAAAACTGTCTGAACAAAACGCAAACCTGTTGCGTGAGGAATTCGGCACAGGACTTCTCGAAAACAAGCAGGAACAGGTGCAGATAATCGTTGATAGCCTGCAAAAAGATGTAGACGAGATAGAGCGTATCCGCAAAGAAGCGGAATATGCAGCCTTGCCGCTTGACACGAAACTTGAACTGGCCATAGACGAAAGAGACAGCATCAGGAAAGAGTTTGACCGGGTAAAGAAAAAGGTCGAGGAACAGCAGCGAAAGACAGAAAACAGCTTGGGTATATGGAACGTGGATATTTTCCTCAATATGCGTTTCCGCAACTTGCAGGGAAGCCTGAAAGATGCGGATGCAAAAGTATCGGCATTACAGGCACAGAAAAACGCACAGACCACGTTCCAACAGGACTATGACTCTGCAAGAAAAGAATGGGAAAAGGCTAAATCCGAACTTGATAAGATAAACAGCGAGAGGTCAAAGTACACCTCCGACCAATACAAAAAAGCCAAAGAAACGTATGATGCGGCTGAAAAGGCATACAAAGACCTTGGAGGCGACACAAAAGAGAATACCAACCTGAAAAAACAGGCTGAGGAACGGAAAAAACTGCTTGAAGACATTGCAAAACAGCGTAAGCAGTTGATTGCCGATGCTTCGGATGCGGAAATATCTGCGTTGCAAGATGGGCTTAAAAAACGTCTCCGTGAAATCGAGAACCAAAGGAAGCAGACAATCTCCGCCATAGACCAGGAAGAAGCGGAACTGTCTCAAAAGCTCGGAAAGCTCGGTCAGACACTTTCGGAATCCGACCGTAAAGCATTTCAGACACAAAGGGATGCGGCTAACGCAACCGCAACCAACGAGACCCGGGAGGCTGAGGAAGAGAATGCCGAATATATAAAGGGACTGTATGAGGACTTGGCTGACGTTTTCGTTTCGGAGGAACAGCGTAAGGTAAACGCCATAAAACGCACCTATCAGGAACAGCGCAAGCAGCTCAGCAAAGACCTTGCAGGAGGCAATATCACACAAGACCAATACAATGACCTATCGGGAAAAATAAACGCCGCAGAGGGGCAGGAATTGGAGGACTATTGGCTTTCTGCATACGGCAACTATTACCAAAAACGTGAGCAGCTTCAGGAAGATTGGGAAAGCCGCCTTGCACTCATTCCGGCAAAATACCAAGCAGAAGCGAACAGGCTCTATCTCGAAGAACTGTCAAAGCTCGATATAGACCAGTTCAAGAAAAATATAAATTGGGATAGCGTTTTCGGGGATTTGAGCAAACAGTCGCTTTCTTCGCTACAGCATACTTTGGGACAGGTTCAATCCATGTTCGATGCCAACAAGGGCAATATGGACGTGACCGAGATTAGGGACATGCAGGAGGCTATCAAGTCCATCGAGGACGAGATTGCCAACCGAAACCCTTTCACGGGACTTATAAAAGCCATGAAAGACATCGGGGATGCAAAGGACATGGTAGTCACGTCACTCAACGAGTACAAGGATGCGCAGATTGAGCTTACCGCCGCACAGGAACAGTATAACCTTGCGATACAGGCACAGCAGGAACTTGATGCGCTCGTTCAGGATGGCAAGACCTCAAAGGACACCGAAGAATATGCGCAGGCCGTAGAGAATGTGACTAATGCCACCAACCGCCTGACCAGCGCAGAGACACGGAGCAAGAACGCCGAACAGGGAGTGCTTACAGCCCGTAACAACCTCACTACGTCCTACAAGACATTCGCCAACCAGCTGAACAATGTAAAGGGCGTTATCGACAGCGTAGGAGGCCATGCAAAGAACTTGGCAGACGTTTTCAGCGATGAAGTAGGTGCAGGTATAGGCAAGGCGATAGACTTCATAGACGAAGTGCTGGATGCTACCTCTACTGTAATTTCCGCCATAGGGGATGTGGGAAAGAACGTTGCATCCGCCATGTCGAGCACAGTAAGTGCTGCAAGTACAGGTATGCAGGCAAGCGCAACCGCCGCAGCAGCCTCAATCTCCACCGTTGAGAAAGCATCCGTGATACTTGCGGTTATATCCGCAGCCCTGCAGATAGCTACCGCCATTGCCGGACTGTTCAATAATGACGAGGAGTATCAGGAAGAAATAGAGCGTCTGCAAGGACGTATAGACCAGCTGCAATGGGAACTTGACAATGCGGACGTGGTACGTATGCAGGACAACTCTTTCGACTCCCTGCAAAAACTGCAAGACGTGGTAAGGGAAACAACCGCAGAGGTTCTGAAACTCCATAACGCCACCGCCTACTATTACAGCAGCTTCTACCGTCTGATCGGGCCGGCACTCTATCAAAGTGAGATATACCAAAAATCCATAGAGAAGATTGCGGATGCCTATGCGGACATTGAATATTCCGCTGATAAGGCTTTGGGAGCGGAGAAGTACGAAAGCAGCCGTTCCCAGCTCGAAAACCTTGCGGAGCAGCAGTTGGCTATCCAGCAGCAAATCAATGCGGAGAGCAGCAAGAAAGACAGCGACAGCGGCAAAATCGAAGAATGGAAGCGAGACATTCAGGAGATTGGTCAGGAGATGGTCGCTGTCATCAACGAGATGGTAGAGGACATTATCGGAGGCTCGGCGGCTGACATTGCGGAACAGCTCGGCGATGCGTTCTTTGATGCGTTCCGTGAGGGCGAGGATGCTGCAAAGGCATGGAAAGACACAGTAGACGACATTGTGTCTGATATTGTCAAGCGTATGCTCGTTACAGAACTTCTTGAAAAACCCATCGGACAGCTGTTCGACAGGTATAAGACAAAGTGGTTCGGCGATGACGGCACGTTCAAGGGCATTGATGCCATAAACAACAGTATGGGGGCTTTCGCCAATGAACTGTACGGATTGGTAAACATCTTCTCCGAGGGTATGGAGGGGCTTCCTGATGAATTGAAAGACATCATATTGGGAGATGCAGAAACCACCCGTGAGGGTACGCAGAAAGGCATTGCTACCGCTTCACAGGAGAGCGTGGACGAGAATAATGCCCGATTGACTACCATACAGGGACATACCTATTCGATAATGACGGGAGTTGTGGAGCTTAACCGTATCGGTAACCTTGTGCTGGAGCGTCTCATGGGCATAGAGAACAATACGGCTGAGACCAACACGAAGCTTGACAACTTGGATAAAAGAGTATCCAAAGTTTCAAGCACCCTGAACGACATACAATTAAAAGGATTAAGGATACAGCGATGAAAGAGCTTGTAAGACATATACAGGAAGAATGGAAAGCGGCGAAACAGGCCGCACAGGAACGCTGCATGAGCATGGGCGACCGTGAAATGGCACGCAAGCTTGCGGAATGCGACATGTTCAAGGGAACGGAGGATTTGGAGGGACTTGTGGAACTCATCTTCTCCCCGCGTGGCATCGAGTTCCTGACAAAATTCGGCTTTCCTGACTTGGCGACATTCAGGAAGTTCAAGCAGTACCGTCCCGAACGTTTCGGCGTGTACATAGACAGCGGTAAGATAACGCTTACAGAGGCTCGCAAAGCGTTTCTGATAGGCGACACCGTTGCGACCGTGAAATACCGTGATAACGCCGGAAACAGGCTTCATTTGATGCACGGGGCAAGTGCCTCCGTATTGGCCGGAGGATATTCGGTAGTTCGTATCGAAAAAGACGACAAGTCGGATGTGACATTCATCAGACAGGACCATGCAAGGATATTGATGTAGTATGAAAGGCAGGCTTTACATAGACGGAACGGATGCTTTCGATGAATACGGCGTATTTGTCGAACAGTACGGGTACAAGGCTCTCATTCAGCTTCCGCCATTCAAGAACATAGAAAGTACGGAATGGCCGGAATATGACGGGGAGGAATACGACCTGTCCGCACCTGTACTTGACACAAAGACGTTCGCCATATCGTTCTGCATTACCGATATCACTTCTGCAAGTGACCTGTTCGACTTGCTTTCAGATAAGTCATACCATACTTTCAACTTCACGGAACTTGGAAAGAGTTATAAACTACGTCTGGTAAGCAACGGCTCCCTGTCGTCAAGAATACATCTCGGCAAGCTTTCTTTGAGTTTTGCAGATGATTTTCCCGAACCGGATCAGGATACGCCGTATTCAACAGGAGCGGAAGACGTGCATCAGTCGGGCTACGAGCTTGACGGTATCGACTTCTCACGGTTCGGTGTATATGTGCTTGACGGAAGTGACGACAGCATACTGAAAGCCCCTAACGTGCGCCCGAACCTTACAATCGACATCAAGTCTGTAGCAGGCGTTTCGTATGACGGGGAAAACGTCTTTTATGAAGCAAAGGACGTGACGTTGAAGCTGCTTATCCGTGCGGCGAATGTTACCGTATTCTGGAAGCGTTGGAACTCCCTGTTTACGGAACTTCTGAAGCCGGAGGAAAGAAGCCTGTACCTTGACAAGACGGTGGAGGAGTTCGACTGCTTCTACAAGAAGAACACGGTATCGAAGTTCGACATCATGCGTAACGGCCGTGTTTGGTGCGAGTTCTCGGTAGTGCTCACGTTTACCAATTACCGACCTGTCGGCAACCATGCGCTGCTGGCGACCGAAGATGATGCGCTCGTTCTCACGGAGGACGGAGAAAGCAATATCCTATTGAGAAACGATTAAGGAAATGATATATGGCAACGAAGAAGAAAATATCAGAACTTCCGCTTTGTGAGACATTCACGGGGCTTTTTACCATAGGCGTTGATGCGCTCAACAGGAGCGTAAAGGTATCGCTGGAGTTTATCGCCAACACGGTAAACTCGTTGAAATCCTCAGTAGAGACTGTAATAAAGAATGCGAATGCGGCGACTTCCTCCGCCAATACAGCGGCTGGCTCGGCGAATACGGCTGCAAGTACCGCCAATGCAGCCGCAAATGCGGCGAACACAGCAAAAGAGGGTTGCGAGAATGCTACGGAAGAAGCCAATCAGGCAACGGAGGACTGCCGGGAAATCATAGAGACTGCATCCAACCTTGAAGCGTTGGGACTGTTCCCTACCTCTATGGAGTTGAGTTATCCGGCTCATCTGACAACAGGCAACAAGACGGCCAAGATAAATGCGGTACTGCTTCCTGAAAGGGTGCATCAGAATGTACTCTGCCTGGGAGATGATAAGGCGGTTTCGGTAACCCCTGACGGGAGGATTACCGTTCTCGGTGCAGGAACAAGCGTGATACACGTCATACCTACCTGCAACATGGCTCTTTTCAGGACTATTCAGATTAAGGTGACTGCTCCGACAATAAGGCTTGCCGCTCGTACATCCATGCGCCTGACGGCAAACGGAAATATCAGGTTGAACTAAAAATACATCGGTTATGGCACAGAAAGGTTACATCAGCGAATTTATGAACGGGGGACGCATAGTCTCTCACGGCAAGATTGAAAGCCTGTCGCAGGGCTTCAAGCTGCCTAACGAAACGCCGTTCTCGGTATATATCAGACCGAGGGATACGTCATCTGAAGCATTGGACACCGTACTCAGCGTGAAATGCTATCAGGATGAGGATTTTTCAGACGCTCCCGTAGCGTACAATGATTGGTCGCCTATGGCGATAGTCGAGATTGCTCCGAATATGGATATACTCGGAGAGTGTGACATCTATTGGGGCAGCGGTTCTTATGTGGAGCAGGTATGATAATCTCAATCTTCATATCGGTAGTGAGACGTATGCGCTCTTGGGCATCGTTCAGGAAGTATGACGCTTTACGGCTCAATACGCCCGGTTCGGTAATGTTCGTGGTCAGCAACGGCAAGCCCGTATGCAAAATCATGACAGGGACGAAACGGACACGAAAGAGACCTGTGCATACGGGAGAACGTCTCAGAATGAGCGGCGAAAGGGCTGCATCATTGATTAAATCAGGAAGCAAATCAGTTTTCAAACTATTAAACAGTTAAAATTATGGCATTAACAAGCGAAGAAGAAAGCAAGGTGCGTTCAATCATCGAGGCTTTCGACAACGGAAAACGTCTGGCGGATCTGCCGGAAGTGGAGGGTACAAACCCCTTTGAACTATTGTGTGAGGTGCTTGACACGGACGGGGAAAGCAAAAAGGCTGCTCTCGCTACCTTTATGCCCTACCTTGAAGAGAACTGCGCCTATGGCATCGAGTACGATGTCACCGTATCGTCTCCCGAATGCACCCGTATCGGGAACATGGAGCTGCACAAGAGCCTGCCTATCCAAAGCCGGATGAAAGGCTGTCTTTTGGCAGATGACGGAACGGTTACGGAGTACCTCAATCCTGCCGACTGGCGAGGAAACACACGTGACGGTTCACGTGGTCAGGTCATGGTGGAGCTTCCCATGTATTACCGCAAATTCGAGACAGACGGCAACAAGCGCAGGGTCAAGATTTCGGAATATCCCCTTCCCGGTTATCATCAGGTAAAAAAGAAATACGTCTCTGCCTATGAAGCAACCGTACAACGTTCAACTACCACGCTTTGCTCCGTTGTCAATGAGGCTGCGGATTACAGGGGCGGCAACAACAATGCGGAATGGGACGGCACGTACCGTTCGCTTCTCGGAAGACCTGCAACTTCCATTTCTCGCACCAATTTCAGGACCTATGCCCGTAAGCGTAAGTCTTCCACCAAAGAATGGAACTGCATGACGTATGACATCCATAAGGACCTGTTTTGGCTCTTTATCATCGAATATGCGACCCTGAACTCTCAAAAGGCGTTCAACTCAGCCAAAGACAGCAGCGGATACGCACAGGGAGGTCTCGGAGATGGTGTGACCAATCTTAACAGTTCTAAATGGAGTGCGTTCAATGGCTACTATCCATTCATTCCGTGCGGATATACCGACGAGTTGGGTAACGGTACGGGCGAAGTGGAGTTCTCAATGCCGGAGGAATACGACAGCGCAGGGCTTACCGTAAAAGTACCACGTTACAGGGGTATTGAAAATCCTTTCGGACATCTGTGGCAATGGACTGACGGCATCAATGTGCGCATCTCTCCGAATGAGCCGACCGGGGACGGTTTAAGCAAGGTATTTGTCACGGACAATCCGGAATATTTCAACGACAGCAACTATAACAACATGTCCCATGTGGGTAATGAAGCCCGTGCAGAGGGTTATGTGAAGTCGGTAATCTTCGGAGAGGGCGGAGAAATCATGCCTGACGTTGTAGGAGGCGGTTCTACTACCTACTTCTGCGATTACCATTACACCAACATACCTACATCGGAGGCTTTGCGTGGTGTGCTGTTCGGCGGTAGTGCGAATTACGGGGCGTTTGCGGGCTTCGGCTATGCGTACTCGAATTACGCCCCCTCGACTACGTCTGCGTACTTCGGCTCTCGCCTTTGCTTTATCCCAGCGTAACACGTTGGCACGAAGCGCATAGGAAGTTTAACTAAACAGTGCAAAAGATATGAATATGAACAACAATTTGGAAGATGACGGTTCTTTGGATTTCCTGAAAATCCCCCGTGATGAGAACAGCAGAAGTTTCAACTGCCCGGAAACGACACAGTCCAAAATCGTGAACACCACGTTTTGGGTAACGGACTTCATCGAGGAAGTCCCGACACGTTTCAGCAAGGCGAAAGGGATAAAGGGTCAGACTTTGGTCAAAATCAAGCCTGACAAGGACAGCCCGGAATCCGATGCAAAGAAATTCTTTACGGGGTCAGCGGACATCCTGTATGTCCTGAAAAAGATTAAGGAGATGGGCAAGTTCCCACGTAGGGTAACATTGCGGAGTAACGGGAACAGGTACTATTTCGAGTAAGAGAATGAGAAAAAAGGTTGGCTGCTCTTGTGGTGTGCTGTTCAGCGGTAATGCGAATAACAGGGCGAATGCAGGCTTCAGCTATGCGAACTCGAATAACACCCCCTCGAATACGAATGCGAACATCAGCTCTCACCTATACTTTTCAATATGGGTTAAAAAATATATGGGAGCAGCGGCCTTGCCTCTTGGCAAAAAACATAACGTCAGAAAGGAGCTGGTAGGAACGCCCGTTGTATGGGCTACCGAACGCCCCGAATAAGAAAAGCAAAGCAGTATGAAAAGACTTGGCAACTTATACGAAAAAATCATCTCGCTGGAAAACCTCCGTCTCGCTGACGAAAAGGCAAGACGTGGTAAGGCGAACACATACGGTGTGCGTTTCCATGACAGGAACAGGGAAGCGAATATCATTGCTTTGCATGAGATGTTGCGTACCAAATCATTCAGGAACTCGGAATATGAGACGTTTACCATATTCGAGCCAAAGGAACGTGAGATTTTCCGACTGCCTTATTATCCCGACCGCATCCTGCACCATGCCATAATGAACGTGCTGGAGCCGATATGGGTATCCATATTCACTACCGACACGTACAGCTGCATCAAGAAGCGTGGCATACATGGAGCGATGCGCAAGGTCAAGCAGGCTATGAAAGACCGTGAGAACACACGGTACTGCCTGAAAATAGACATTCGGAAGTTCTACCCGTCAATCGACCATGATGTGTTGAAGTCAATCGTCAGGAAGAAAATCAAGTGCAAGGACACGCTTTGGCTTCTTGACGAGATAATCGACAGCGCAGCCGGAGTGCCTATCGGCAACTATCTTTCACAGTATTTCGCAAACCTGTATCTCGCATATTTCGACCATTGGATAAAGGAGGTAAAGAGAGTGAAATACTACTTCCGCTATGCGGACGACATGGTATTCCTTGCATCGAGCAAAGAGGAACTTCACAGGCTTCTTGCAGACATAAGGGAATACATGAAAGACTTGAAGTTGAACCTGAAAGGGAACGAGCAAGTGTTTCCTATCGGGGATAACCGTTCCGACAGGCACGGCCGGGGATTGGACTTTATAGGCTTCGTATTTTACCACAACCAGACGCTTATCAGGAAAAGCATTAAGCAGAACTTCTGCCGTGCGGCGGCGAAATGGAACAGGAAAGCCAACGTAAAGCTGGAGGACTACCGTCAGGCTCTGTGCAGCTGGTTCGGTTGGGCGAAATACAGCAATTCGAGACATTTACTAAAAACAATCTTAAAAGCAGAATTTTATGACACGTGCGTATTACGACACAAAGCCGCCTAAATTAGAGGCAGTAGGTAACGAGAATTACCTGTACCGTTGGGACATTCAGGAAGAAGAGGTCCAGCATGAAATGATGCAGGAGGGAAAAGAAGAACCTGTATCATCGGTAAAGAAAGTTCAGTATTCGTGCCGTGAGGTCACCATTCACGGGAAGCCCGAATACGGCAAGTGTGTTGAAGCGGTCATACGCTCCGACTATTCGGCAGAAGCGGAACTGGCTCTCATCAACCAATTCAACGCCTACCAGCAGGGCGTACTGTCCGATGCTGGAGTGGTATCCGAATACGAGGAATACCTTGCTTTCGTCTCGTCAGTCAAGAGCATGGTAAAGGAGGATTTGGAGATTGATCCGGGAACACCCAAAACCGCATCCGCTCCACGAATGGCAGACATCGCAAAGCTGCTCATGCTTACCGTGAACACGATGAGCCTGACCGACAACGATGCCCTGTCAGTAAAGAGCGTATATCCCGAATGGGAAACGCACATCGGAAAGGAGGTCAAGCAGGGCGACAAGATGCAATGTGACGGCAGGCTGTGGAAAGTCCTCCAGCAGCACACCGTACAGGAACAATGGCGACCGGGAACAGGTACTGAAAGCCTGTACACGGAAATCGTAGAGACCGCATCAGGTACTGCTGACGACCCGATACCGTACAACAACAATATGGAGCTGGAGCAGGGCAAGTATTACATCCAGGACGGCATTACCTACCTGTGTACCCGTAATACTGAAATTCCCGTTTACCAGCCTCTCGCCGACTTGGTAGGCATCTATGTAGAACTTTACAGCGAAAGCAGATAATGATAACGATACACTTCAACGACACAACGCTGGACGTACAGGAAAGCGATGACAGCTACCGTTACCGCTCGCTCATGGGCGACCATAACCTTACGCTGAAATTCTCTCTTCCTGAATACGTTGAGATACCCGTAGGCGCATGGTGCGAGTATATGGCGATAAGGTACACCCTTGCCGCCCCTGCGAACATCAAAAAGAACGGGACACGGGATATTGAATACACCCTGATAATGGAGAGCGCACAGTACCAGCTGAACCGCTACAAGCTCCGCAACACGGTGGACAAGCGGCTCAAATTCTCCATGTGCGCCACTCCCAAGGAGTACATTCAGGTAATCGTGGACAATCTCAACCAGCGTGACAGCGGTTGGGCCGTTGGGGATTGTATCGTATCAACCGAGAAGACTATCGCATTCGACCATTCGTTTGTGAGCGATGCGCTGCAAAGCGTTGCGGATACGTTCAACTCCGAATGGGAGATAGTCGGCAAGACCATACACCTGAAGAAAGTCGAATATTTCAAGGACGACCCGTTACCTTTGTCTTACGGCAAGGGTAACGGCTTTGTCCCGGGTGTGGGGCGCACTACTGAGACGGGAAGCCGTCCCGTTGAAATCCTCTTTGTTCAGGGAGGCTCGCAGAACATAGACCGCTCAAAGTACGGATCTGCAGAGCTTCTTCTTCCGAAATCGCAGACCTTGGAATACGAGGGTCGCACCTACATTTCAGATGCTGACGGTTATTCAATCAGGAGGCAGGACAAGGCTGTACTCTACAACAATGAGGACAGTCTGGACTGTTCGGAGATATATCCGTCCCGTGTCGGCAAGGTTACGAAAGTGGAGGTCATAGATGAAGCCAACAACTTCTATGACATCATAGACAACACCATACCCGAAAACCTGAACTACAATGACTATCTCATCGAGGGCGAAAACATGACCATCATCTTTCAGAGCGGTATGCTGGCCGGAGATGACAAGGCTTTCGAGTTGAAGTACAACCACGCCGAAAGACGGTTTGAGATTGTCCCGCAAGAGATAGACGGGCTGACCATGCCCGGAGGCGTGTATATACCTCACGAGGGCGACACTTACGCCATATTCGGATGTATGCTTCCTGATGCCTACATCTGTGACAACGCAACAAAGACGGGCGCATCGTGGGATATGTTCCGTGAAGCCGCCCGGTATCTGTACGAGAACGAGGACACCAAATTCACGTTCAGCGGAGAGTTGCAGGGCATGTGGGCAAAACGTAACTGGCTAAAGGTCGGCGGCAAGCTCGTTGTGGGCGGTTACGTTCTGTTTACGGACAATCAGTTTGCGCCTGACGGTGTGAAAATCAGGATAACGGGCATAAAGGACTATCTCACTTCTCCGTATGCTCCTACGGTGGAGTTGTCAAACAGCGTATCGGGAAAGAGCCTTAACTCCACTCTGAACGAGTTGGAGAACGGTAACGTTATTGTGGATGAGAACCAAAAGAAAATCATTCAGTTCACGAAACGCAGGTTCAGGGACTCTTTGGAAACGATAGACATGCTCGAACAGGCGTTGCTTGAGAACTTCACGAACAGCATCAATCCGATTGCGGTACAGACTATGGCCATGCTTGTCGGGGACGAGAGTTTGCAGTTCCGCTTCGTGGACAGCAGCCTTAACCCGATACAGTACCACATCACGTACAATCAGGAAACGAAGCAGCTCATAGCCCCTGCAACCGTATTGCAGCACATGACGCTCGGCATCGACACCATAACCTCAAGCCGTGATAAGAACACGTACAAGCATTGGACTATGAGCGGCTATACAAGCCCCGTACTCGACCAAATATCACAGAAGTATTACTTCTATGCCAAAGTGCCGACAGGCACGGGTACGGGAGAATTTGTGCTTTCTCCGACCGCAATAGGCATGAATGACGTATCGGGATATTACCATCTGCTTGTTGGTGTGCTCAACAGCGAGTATGACGGGGAACGTTCCTTTGCTACGCTGTACGGCTTTACCGAAGTTCTGCCCGGACGTATCACAACAGACAAGATTGTTTCTGCTGACGGAAAGACGTATTTCGACTTGGCAAACTCCATAATCGGAGGAAACATAAGGTTCAGGAGCACAAACGGAACGGATAAGAACGTCAGCGATTTGGAAGATGAGCTGAACGAGCGTATCGACACGCAGGCGCAGGAGTTCGTGGAAGCCGTAGGCGGTCTGCAATCACAGATAGACGGGGCAATAGAGAGCTTCTTCTATGAGTACAACCCTACTACATCGAATGTTCCTGCATCTCAATGGACCACTACAGAGGAGAAAAACAAGCATCTGAATGATACGTTTACAAACCTGAAAACAGGACGTTCCTGGCGGTGGACTAAATCGGGCAGCTCGTATTCTTGGGTCGAGATAACGGACACGGCCACAGTAGAGGCACTTGCCAAAGCCGGACAGGCGCAGGACACGGCAGACAGCAAGCGAAGGGTATTCGTTGCCACACCATACCCTCCATACGACATAGGGGATTTATGGGTGCAAGGTTCAGCCGGAGACATTATGAGGTGTCAGACCAGCCGCGCATCCGGAAGCTACTATGCTTCAGATTGGGTGAAGGCTTCCAAATATACCGATGATTCGGGGCTCAGGGACTTCATAGACGGAACATACAGCGGTGACATGTCCGACCTGCAGGGACAGATTGACGGCAAGATAGAGACATGGTTTCAGACCAGCGACCCTTCTACTGCATGGACTACTACAGAACTGAAGAAGAAGCATGTCGGTGATATGTGGTTCAATTCTACTGCCAACAAGCTGAAGCGGTATTCCAGCACGTACACATGGAGCGACATCAACGACCAGAAGGCTATAGATGCGTATAACGCTGCAAGCAAGGCGCAGGACACGGCAGACGGGAAAAGACGTGTGTTTGTGACTAACCCATACAGTCCTTATGATGTCGGCGACCTGTGGGTTCAGGGAACAAACGGTGATATTATGCGATGCCAAACTGCCCGCACGCAAAGCGGTTACTACAACGCTGCCGATTGGGTAAAGGCTTCAAAATACACGGACGACAGCAGCCTTAACAACTTCATCAACGGTGATTTCAATCAGTTGAAACAGGACGCCGTGATGAAAGAGACAATCATTGAGGGAGGCTATCTGAAAAACTCTTTGATTGACACGGATAACCTGATTGTAAAGAACATACTTTCAAAAGACGGGAAATTCCAAACTTTATCTGACGGAACAGTTAAAGGGGTTAATGCGATATTTGAAGATGCAAATTTCTCAGGAAGTGTAAAAATAACAGGTAGTAATGTAGTATTACTGCAATATGCACCTCAAATTCATTCAAATCGAGTTATTGATAGTTCCAAATATAGTCATATTAGAGCAAGTATATCAGCCTATTATACAATTAATGATTCAGCAGAAGCTGGAGCGATAATTAAAATATATTTTCCTCCAATAATCACAAGAATGCCAAGTGACACTTATACTTTTACAGGAGGTTTTGTTGATGTAAATGAAGCAGAGACAGGTAGTTTCTGTACAATATATAACACAGTATTTTGTACTACTCTTAATAGGGGGGCATATATTGAAATGTTAAGAGTTGATGGCTACGATTACAAATGGATACTTATTTCTAAGACAGATTTTATCGGAATAGGATAGCTTTTTTCGTCCTAAAAACGTACTTATTAAGGACATTAATAGTATCTTTGAACGCATAAAACGAATATCAATTTACAGGCATGGAAATATTGAACGAGATAGTCAAGATTATAGTCCTTGTGGTATCGTCACTCGGTGGCATAGGATTGATAAAGTTCCTGTTCTTCATGAAGCCTGAACGGCGCATAAAGAACATAGAAGCTGAAGAAAAGGAGCTTAACGTTATGAGACAGCTCGTTGACAGCCTGAAACAACGTATCGAACAGCAGGATAGGAAAATCAACGAGCTTAACCAACGCATCGACAACCTCTATTCTGACAAGCATGAGTTGGAAAGGCTGAACAATGAACTTGTACGTGAGAACAACGAATTGAAACTGAAACTCATGGAAGCACAACACAATATCTGTGTGCGTCCTGATGACGAATGTTTGAAACGTATGCCTCCGAGGGATTATTGCCGTCTCGTCAAACTCGCCAACCACGAATATGACAAATATTATCCAAGCATAAATGAAGATGGGAATAACGGAATATCTGAAAAGTCTGATAAAAGCGAACAGTCTTGACAGCAGCAAGTCTTTCGCACTCGTGCTGTCAAGCATAGTAGGTGCATTGATTGGCTTCTGTGTGTGCTTCTGTTTGGTATGGGACGTTTGTACCAACGGCTACCTTAAAACAGACCTTGACGCTTTGGGACTGTTCATGCTGTGTATCGGCGGTTTCATGGCCGGAGGCGGTATCAACAAGGCTTTGAGCGAGCGTAAAAAGAAAATAGACGACACGACTAACAATTCAAAATAACTATCAATATGGCAAAGGCAGAACTATTGAAACCGTTTATCCTCCGCTGGGAGGGCGGTTTCGTTGATGATCCGCTGGACAGGGGCGGCGCAACGAACAAAGGTATCACTATCGGTACATTCAGGAACTTCTACGGAAAGGACGCTACGGTCGAGCAGTTGAAGAACATCACGGATGAACAATGGCTGCACATCTTCAAGAGCGGATACTGGGACAAATGGAAAGCTGACGACATCGAGAACCAATCAATAGCCGATATCGTTGTGGATTGGGCTTGGGCTTCGGGAACATCAACTTCAATCAAGCAGATACAGAAAATTCTCGGTGTGGCCGTGGATGGAATTGTCGGTAACGACACTCTTACTGCAATCAACATTGCCGTACAGCGCAGCCTGTTCGTCAAAATTCACAGCAGGCGCATCGAGTTCGTAGAGAACATCGTCAAACGGGATCCGTCACAGACACGCTTCCTGAAAGGATGGAAAAATCGTATCAACTCACTAACATTCTCGGAGTAATGAAAACAGCCCTTATTTGCACCTTAATTTTGCTTCTCACGGCTTGCGGCACAAGCCGGAAGCTGACTACCGTCCAAAGCGACAGCGTGCGTGTAGAGGTCGTTAAAACGGTTGAATACATACACGACACAGTTACGGTTGAAATTCCTGCACAGACGGCGGAGCGGACGACCCGTGACAGTTCCTCACACCTTGAAAACGACTTTGCCGAGTCAGATGCACGGATAAACTCTGACGGTACGCTCTACCATGATTTGAGGACAAAACCACAGGAAAAGGAAATCCCCGTTGAAGTCCCGAAAGAGCGTAAGGACAGCATCATTTACCGTAATATTGAAGTAGAGAAGATTGTTCCGGTAGAACGTGAGCTAACCAAATGGCAGAAGACACAGATGAGGGGATTTTGGGTTGTGCTCGTAGTGCTTGTGGTCTATGTGTTTAGGAAGCCGTTTTTGGCTCTTATCAGGCGGTTTATATGATTATCCTGCAAATTGTTGCCGCGATATGAAAAAATTGCGTACCTTTGGAGCGACATATTGAAAAAGTATAGCGTTTGCTATTGTTTTGAGGTAAAGAAAATCGCCAAAATTTCACGTAGCCTTAAAAGCAATGGTAGATGCCCACGTCATATGCGTGGGCATTTTCCTTGTGGGCTACGGGCGTTTGGCGATGCCTCTTTACCAACGAGGGATGCCCACGTTTTTTATGCGCATCCGGGAACAACGGCAAGGCGATACGGATAGGAATTTGAAACTTAAAATTAAGAATAATGCGAAAAGTTCTACCAATCCTTGCCGTCATCCTGATGCTTGGCTCATGCTCCAAAGACGACGGGGAATTTAACGGGTTCAACGAGCATGAGAAGTCCGTACTGGAAGCCTTACAAGGGACTTTCTACGGAGAGTATTCAATCAACAACGGTACAACAGTATACCGTACCGAAGAAATCACATTTACGCCCTATTCAGAGCCAAAGGAAGTTGTAAGTCTGTTCGGAACATTCAAAGCCTGCGGAGATGCTGTAATAGACGAAACATATACAGGAGTTGAGACGCATTCAGTTTGCTATCTCGTTATCTCAACACCTGTATATGACGGTCAGGAACAGACCATTTCATTTTACGAGTACAACACTGGCAGCGGAGAAGTGACGAACAAGGAAGATAAGCGTACCCTAACCATCGTGGACAACTCAACAATCAAGCTCCGTGCATACGGAACTGCAGATAACAACGACATTACATTCACAAAACGATAATCCATGAAAAAGATATTATCATTCATATTGCTGTCAGTTCTGCTGTACAGTTGCGAACCGTCTTCCGTAAGGAGTGGCAGAGACCTCTATATGCTCTATTTTGAAGATACATTCAAAGACCCGTCCTCAATCAAGGTTTACAGCGAAGAATACGAAGTGAACGAGAACAGTAAAGTCGGGGAAGTGAAATGGACTTTGGAGGTTGGCGGTAAAAACTCCTTTGGTGCTATGGTAAGGCATACGTTCCACCTCACTACATGTGACGTATTTATCCGCAATGAGGACAACGGAGAAATGATATTAAAGTCCAAATTGAAAAAATAAATTCATATCTTTGCACAGACTGGTATATTCGTTATATCGGTTGCGTTGAATGCCCCCGGCAGGTCTTGCTACTGCTGGGGGTTTGTTTTATTTATATGCCAACTTCGGGAGACTTCATAATACGGGACATCGGAGAAACCATCCACAATATGGGAGACATCACAGGAGAAGTAACAACCAATGAAAAATTGGACTATATTTGGAGTAGCAAAACAAATCGGTCGGAAGCCATTTTTGCTATACGATTGTTACTAATTTCCGCAAAATCGTTGCTATTCCGTTGCTAATCAATAGCACCAAATCAAGCAACTTGCATTAAATCAAATAGATATACTTATTACCTTACGTTTTGCATCGGGAAATAAGATGTGAAATTATACGGAAATCCCTGAAAACAAGACTTTTCAAATATCCTTATAAGTTACTAACTCATAGACACTTAACATCAAATTAAGCCAAAAGCCATATTTCAGCAAATTTCACTACAAATCAAATAGGTGGACAATTTCAGTTGATATTGTCCACCGTTTTTTCTAACTTTGTTAGCGTTAACAATTGATATTATGGCTAAAGTTTACTTATCCCTTTCAACCCGTCTTCAGAAGAACACAGGCAAGGCCGAAGTCCTTCTGAGGTACCGCAACACGCGTGCTGTAGGTCAGCGCGCGCACTCGCACGTTTACTTAAATCCGAAGTTCTTCGTGGACGGAGAAATCGTTATCAAGAACAGAATCATCACTCCTGAAGTGCAGGAAGCTCGCGAAGCAAAGCTAGCCGTGGACAGAATTGTCACCCAACTCATTGAACAAGGAGACAAGAAAGCCATCGATGACTTCGCCGAAGGCTGGGCTCAAGAAACCGTGGACAGACTCCTCTTCCCCGAGAGATTCAAAGCACCAGAGCCGGACAAACACTACTTCGGAGACAAGACAGAGGACTTCCTAAAATTCAAGAAGATCTCCCATCAGCGTCACCAGAGTTACAAGATCATCTTTGACATTGTACACCGCTACGAACTTTATACCGGCAAACCAATCAACCTTGATGAAGCCACTGGCGACACCCTAGTATCTCTCGCCAAATTCTTCAAGGACGAGCACAGCTTCTTTGTACAAAAGAAAGAGAAGTACCGCACCATACTCGTCCCTAACAAGAAATACAGATATGTCTGGGATAACTCAAACCACGAGAAGGCTCCTAAACAGCGCTCCGACAACGCCATCATCACTTATATGAGCGCAGTCCGCGCTTACTGGCTCTGGTGCATCGATATGGGCTACACCCAGAACAACCCGTTCCGCAAATACACTGTAGGCTCCCAGAAATACGGCACCCCTTACTATCTCACCACCGAGGAAAGGGATATTCTTTTCAAGACAAATCTAAAATCCAAGAAAGAAGTAGAACTTGCGCGAGATATTTTCGTATTTCAGTGCTACATCGGATGCCGAATCAGCGACCTGATGTCATTCACTGCTGACAACATCGTAAAGACCGAAAACGGCACCGCAATCCAGTACATCCCTAGCAAAACCAAAGAAGAGCAACCACGCGTTGTAAAGGTGTACCTCTCGCCTACCGCCATTGAAATCCTTGAGCGCAATCAAGGTAAGTCATCACAAGGCCTCTTCCCTTATGTGTCAACCGCAAAACTCAACGACCTTATCAAAGAGGCATTGAGAGATGCAGGCATAAACAGAGTGGTCACAATCATGAACCCTGTAACCAAGCAGCCAGAGCAGCATCCGATAAGCGAAGTCGCCAGTTCTCACATGGCCAGACGCACCTTCATCGGCAACCTCTACAAGAAAGTCAAAGACCCTAACCTCGTCGGAAAACTTTCCGGACACTGTGAAGGATCGAAGGCATTTGCACGCTACCGTGACATCGATGACGACATGATTCGAGAAATGACCAATTTGCTAGACTAGTTGTAAATCATAAAATTAGCCTCCGGTGTTGAAAAGATACCGGAGGATTCTTGATTGTTACAGATATGTGTAATATAGTTTTTTCGTAAATTCGTAATGAATTTCACAGGACATTATGGATGAATGCTTCTCGCTACTGCGCCTATGGAAGGCGGAGAAGGACCTTATTCTCTACTTCAATGAGCTGAATACATATCACGACCTATTACAAGGAAGCTTAGACGATTATGACCAGGAAGACAAAGAACTCTTGGCCATTGATATTGATAATGCCTTAACCGCAATTTCTGACCGCTTTTCCATAGAACAAACAGAATTTGAAGAACATGTCAGCGCTGAACAGGCCCAGAATCATATTAAAGCACTTCACGACTACATCATAAGCACAGCGGACCTTGCCTTTGCTACTGACATTGTCGAAGCCGATCCCATCTTTGCTGACGTCCAGAAATTCCTGACCAAATATGCCCGTAAAATCAAAAAGCCATGTCGCAGCTTCCAAATCATCGACGCAATCAAAGAAAACATCTACGACATAATCGCCTGGGCGGAACTCCAGTACGTCCATCAAAACATGGACATACATTCAGTAATCTCTTCCAGAACAAGCTCCGCTGTCATGATAATCACCCGTAATCCAGAGTCTGACAACACTCACGAGCTAGCAAAAGACGGCATCGACTCAACCAAAGCATTCCGCAGCTGCTTCACCAAAGAATTCGACGGATACAAGATTGCTCAGATTAACGCCCGCATCAACGAGCTCAGCAAGAAGAAAGAAGAAGGCTTCGTCAGCAAAATTGCAGCCCTTGTCGCAGTACTCTTTACCAACAAGGTTCTCATCAAGACATACAAGGACACGCTAACACACATTTTTAAGCGTCTGGGCATCAAAGAAGACGCCTCATCATACAAGCCTGCACAATTCAAGCGCTGCAGTATAAAAGGGACTGTGCCCGCCACATGGACTGAAGCGGAAGAATTCTTCAATTCACTTTAGGTTTCACCAAGCAGGTTAAACAAAACGATAGAACCGCTTAGAAACAGACACATAGCAATTCACCTGATTATAAATCCCCTTCACCGTCACACCTCAATCAGGTGGGACGGATTTTTCATACGTGTACACTTAATCCCCCGTAACTTTGCAATTGGAGGACAGAATGAAATACGGCGTTCCCACGCCCTCTGCACCACGTTACAGCAGACCGTATCATGCAACGTAAGGTGCCACTACCTAATTTTTCACACATAAAATGGATACCAACCTTATCGAGGTCGCAAAGGAGAACCCAGACCTTATAGTCTCCCTCAAACTCGGAGAACTACTAGAATTCGGACAGTCAATCGCTAGTACAGTAAAAGAAACACAACCCGCACAGGAGCCGACAAAGAAAGAAGAAAAATGGCTCTCACGCACAGAAGTTATGGAAATCTTCGGAATTTCTTCAGCCACGCTGTGGCGCTGGAGTCGGGATTACCTTGTTCCCGAGAAAATTGGCAACAACGTAAGGTACCGCTTGTCTGACATTGAAAAGCGCCTGGAGGAATCGAAGTATGTCAAATAGCAGCACACTAGACGCAATCCGCGCCCAAGTCTCCGCTGCCCAACCGAAAGACGGAGAGACCTTCGTCGGCATGCTCTCAATCAAGTCTGCAAACCAGACAGTCATCGATGCTGCCAGACGCCCAAATCCAGTAGACCTGTACAACTCCCTCTGGTACGAGGGAGAGGTCTGCTGCCTATTTGCTGACTCTAACATCGGCAAGTCAATCTTCGCTGTGCAAATGGCAGACTATGTCGCTCATTCACAACTAGTTTTATACGTCGATTGCGAGTTGTCAGACAAGCAATTTCAGCTTCGCTACACCGATGAAGAGACAGGTCTGCGCCACATCTTCCCTGACAAACTACTACGCGCAGAGATTCGCCCAGAAGCCATCAACGCCCAGAATTACGAAGACGACATCATCAACAACATCGAAGAAGCAGCCCTTGCCACCGGTTGCAGAGTCATAGTCATTGACAACCTGACATACCTCTGCAACAGTAGCGAAAAAGGAGACGTCGCCGGACTCTTTATGATGAAACTGATGACATTAAAGAAGAAACACGGCTGGAGTCTTCTGATTATCGCTCATACACCAAAACGTAACCTCTCAAACCCAATCACTCAGAACGACCTTGCCGGATCCAAGAAACTCTACAACTTCTTCGATTCCGTCATCGCCATCGGACAATCTGCAAAGGATCAGGGCATTAAATACGTCAAGCAAGTGAAAGTACGCGCCGGAGAATACAAGTACGGATCAGACAATGTCATCGTCCATGAAATTGTTTCCGAAGGTGGCTTTGTCCACTTCTCTGTACGCGGCTTTTCAAAGGAAAAAGAACACCTCAGAGAACAGGAAGACTCAGAGGTAAGCCAAGAATCAATCAACGTTATCGACCTGTACCGTCAAGGTAAGTCAGTGCGAGAAATTGCCTCAGAGTTAGGTATTTCCAAGTCAAAGGCGGGCCGTATAGTCTTTCAGGCAAAGAACAATCCAAAACAGGAAGAAGAATGA